TTTACAGTAAAAAAAAAAAAAAAATTTCTACAGAACTTTTTTGGTTTTACTTTTACAATATTAGTATACTTAGACGTATTTATCTGTGTATATTGATGGTTCTTAGTCATATATACATTTTTACAGTGGATTAAAGTAAACGATTTACAATTTAATTAACATTAAAACGTTTACTTAGTATTATAAAGCCTTGTTAAGGACGAAAGTAAACTAATTATGCTAATTTATAATTTGTTTTTGAATAAATAGGGTGCTAAAAGTACTGCAAAAGTGCCACAAAAGATGGTCAAAAAAGTGGATAAAATTAGCCTCCATCCTTCCAAATTTAGCCCCAAAATGAAGCTAAAAATGGAAATGGATAACAGGATTATTGGGATTGATTTTTTCATGTTTGATTGTTTTAGGTTGTTAAAAATGGGGATATTTTTGAGGTAGGTGCAAGTTTAGACACCACCTTTCGGAAAATCCAGTTTCGGTTGACTATTAGCTAATTTTTCCATTTCAGCTAATAATTTGTCAATTTTTGACAAGTCAGGATTTTCTTTTTCTATTTCTTCAAGCGCTAATTTGTGAAGTTTTTGCATTTTATTTGGTATATTAATTTTGTTAAATGCTAACTGAATTGCATTTGCAAAATCAAAAGCAGCATTTGACACCCGGAAAAATGTTCGTAATTGTGAAATTTTTTTATCCATTGATTTTTTCATTTTGATATTTATTTTAATTTGTTAAAAATAAGGATATTTGGGAGGTAGGTGCGGTAATACTACTCCGACACCTCGACAACTTTTAACTCATAAGCTTTGCCCCGATATTTAAATTGCAACTTTTCATCAAGTTGTAATAAGTGTTGAGCAACCGCACAAACAGCAGTATCGGTAACATCGTGTTTAACATTCCCCCAGGTTCCGTTTTTAAGAACTTTACCTGCAAAAATCCTACTGCTTAACGGTGAGCAACCTACTTTAAAATCTGACATTTTATTTGAATTTGTGAGAAGCACTACACCTAACAAAGCATTTGCAAAATGCAGCACTAATTGTTAATATTAATTTTTGTTCTTTTATTAGCACTTCGCCAAGCCCGAAACGTTAGCCGCCTTGACGGCAATCCAGGCGGCATTTTTATGCGAATCTTTGCTTTACTACTTTCTCACACATATATTCAATCAGCCTGGAAGTTTGATGGAATCGTTTTAATACACTAATCTTTACTTCCCTTTTTCCTGCAAGGTGTTTATTTATAAAGTTATTTACTCCCGCTTCACAATAGCCAACCGCGCGCGCATCTTCATAAGTGACACATAAGTTGTTCACCAGATGTTTTGCTAACGATTTTGCGCGCGTTATCTTTTTTGTCAATGCCGCTTCCGCTAACTCCTTATTGTAAATTGATACCTTATTTTGATATTCTTCGTTAATTGTATCAATATCTTTCCCATGTTCCCAATATTGCCCATCCCCATCCGGGGCGGGCATTTTCTTAGATAAACATATTAATTTATCGTTATTATCATAAAGTTTATAGGCCCCGTGGGTGCTTTTCTTCGCGTATGCGCACTCAAGCTCAAAATCGCCCAAAATTCTTTTTTGTAATTCTTTGTATTTCGGTAGCTTGTAAGTAGCTACCAGATTGCTACGATAATCATAAACCTTTATTTTTTGCTCGCTGGGGCATATCATTACTCCTGCATTCTTCCATTTAGCAGGAAAACCGTAAGACTTTGCATATAAATATTCTACATGCTCAACCCCTCCATTGCTATTAATATCAATTCCACCGTATCGTGACTTATACAAATCGTTTATATTTTTCGCTAAAGAAAGTGCATAAGCATTTCGCTTATTCGCCAATTCTTTTTTTAATTTGCTTACAGGGGTTGAATCGTGTGTGTGTTTTGCGCCTCTCTTCTTCCTCATTTGTCTTTCTTTATAACATGTTATCGCATTTTCTTTGTAGTAATCTGTCAGGTCAAATTCCGGATACTTATCTGTATATACATAAGAATTTAAAGATACGATGTACCCATGTGCGCGGAATAATTTACTCAACGCGCTTTTGTTTTTTAAGAATGTGAATTTCATAATTTTATCCGGGAGCGTTGCCCGGTGCGTTTAAAGTGAATGATTAATTGTTCACCAGGAGTTAATTTAGTTTGTTTGATGCCTAAAAAATTTCTTTACCTGATTGACAACTGTAAATGAAGGAGTAATACTATTTATATTTGATTTGAATGCAAAAGCCGTATCAAGCACTTCACCAAATTGAATGTTAGAGACGTGATCTGAATGTCTCATTTCAAAAGGCTTTTCTGTTTTCCCTTTCTCGAAAAAAGATACATACGTAGAAATTCCATTTGTCGTTGATGTTGAAACATGAATATCAAACAATTCTCCCAAATTATTATTATAAAAATATTTAAACTCAACATTGTTTTGATCTTTATCTATGTTGAATTTTTCTTTTTTGAAAGTCCCCATGATTATATTGTTTTGGTGTTAGAAATTAAAGGGCTTCATTTCCCTTGCTTTGTTGACACAAAGATACAACTTTCTTTTTAAATAAAACAAACAAAGCGAAAGAAATTATAGTTAAACTAAAGTTAAAAGATATTACGGGTTGCTTATACGGAAAATAAAATCTACACTACCAAAAATGCAACAAAAGATTAACGGTCGGGAGCGATTACAAAATAAAATCGACAATTCCAAATAGTTAGGAAAGTTTTAACTAATATCATGATTGAGCGGAATGTATAATATTGTATGTAATTGTATATGAATCAGCATCGTCATCGGGGCACTGCCGGACTATCTTACCCCCCCCCATGAAACCCAAAGGCCCCTAAAAAACGGCTTACGCCCCACCCCATATCCAAAATCAAAAATTTCAAATAACATATTAAAATAATCTACATACATTAATAATTAGGGAAAGTGTGTTACCTTTGTTGCATGAATGAATTTGAAAAGATAGTTGATGGAATGGGTTTAAGTCCTGTTGTTCGACAGGAGGTGGGTGTTGTGAGGTATAACGATATAGATAGTAGGATGGGGGATATTATGCGTAGTGTAAAGCGGTTGGATTTGATACGTGCGGGGGAGTATATAGGGGAGCAGTTGGTTAGTATAAGGGATGAGATACAGGCAATTGGTGTAAAGAAGCAGATGTTAGAGTTATTGGGTAGGTGGGCGAAGTATGAGCAGCCTGATGTAACGAACAATAATATACAGATAAATATAAACAGGACGAGTGTAGATGCAAGTAATTGAGATAAACATACCGAATTTGTTTGAGCACCAGAAAAAGGTGTTACGAGAGAGGAGGCGGTTTAATGTTTTTGTTGCTGGTCGGAGGACGGGTAAGTCTGTACTTGCAAAGAATTTATTATTGGGAGCGGACGAGGAAAATAATGGAGCATTGAATGGGTACCCGGTAGCGTACTTAGCGCCAACATATAAGATGATGAATGAGATATGGCGAGATACGAGGGATATGATAAGTCCGATTATTGGGAGTAAGAGTGAGCAGGAGAAGTGGATGAAATTGGATTTGGGGATACAGACTATTAGTGGGAATGAGAAGGATTTGGATGGGAAGATGCGTGGAGGGGGTATAATAGATTTTTGGAGTTTAGAGAATGCGAATGCGATAAGAGGTCGTGCTTATAAGCGGATTATCATAGATGAGGCGGCATATGTGGATGACTTAGAGAATGCGTGGTTAAAGGTAATTAGGCCATTTTTGAGTGATTACAAGGGGGATGCTTGGTTTTTGAGTACGAGTAATGGTAAGGGGAATTATTTTTATGATTTGGCGAAGCATGATTGGGATGGGATTGATGGTTGGAAGACATGGCAGATGCCGAGTAATACCAATCCAGTATTTCCCAAGGAGGAATTTGAGGAGGCACAAAGGACATATCCAAGAGATACGTTTGCGCAGGAGTATTTGGCAGAGTTTGTTACAGATGGTGGTACGAGTTGGTTAAGTACGTTTGATGAGGATAAGCACGTTGTGGATGATTTGCCGTATTTGCGGACGTTTCCTATATATTTGACGTTTGACTTTAATGCCGACCCTGTTAGCTGCATAGCTGTACAGCGGGGTACGAATAAGTTTATTCATTTTATTAAGGAATTTAGTGGAGCGATGCAGTTGGACGAGTTGTGTAAGATAATCCGGAGCACCTACCCCCATCAGATATTGTATGTAACTGGGGATGCTTCTGGAAATAGGCATGATGTAGGCTTTTCGGGTAGGAATCAGACTTACTATACGATAATACAGGAGATGTTAGGGATAAGTTCGAGGCAATTGCATTTGAATAAGAAAAACTTGTTTCATAATGACAGCCGGATGCTGTGCAATACGATGTTCAATATAAAGGATAGGGTTAAGATAAGTAAGACTGGATGTCCTAAACTGATAGAGGATTGTCAGATAGCGGAATTAGATTCAGGTTCAAGTGTTGCTGGGCGATTAAAGAAGGATAGGGGTCGTTTTAAGATGGATTTATTTGATGCGATGAGGTATCATTTTCAGACGTATGACCTGAAATATATCGAAAAATACATGAGGTTTAAATAATTTTCAAAAAAATCTCAAAAATCAAAATAATTGTTTTATCTTTGTTGCCGAACGTGCTACAAATGATAGGACATACCCTTGAGCTGTATTCTGGTGGCTGGGTTAGACACAGGTGGGCTGCCATTAGTTATCATTTGTTTGTAGGCTAATACTAAATTTGCTATAAGCCCATCACAGAGGCGGGAACTGCCAGAGTGCCATATTTTAAAAAAAATATTCATGGCAAAAATAAAAGATAAATACATTGCGGCACGAATAAGTGCGGATGATAAGGAGGCATTAAAGCCTAAGTTGGAGGCTAAGGGTATTAGTTTATCGACATTGATTTGTATGTTACTAAAAAAATGGTTGAAAGATGAGATTAAATTGTAAGGATAAGAATCCTGCAAGTTTGTCGGTAACTGATTTGCAGTTAATATGCGCAATATCCATGCGTCAGGGAGTGGACTTAACCCAATTTATATCAAAAGTTGATGGAGGTTACGAATTGGGGTTTAGTCCAACCGAAGAAATACGAATGACAGCCGTGTTTGATGAATTTGGATTTACGGACGGAATTAAATTTGAGGTTATAAAATGATGATAGAAAAAATAAAAAAATGGGTTCGTGATAGAAACTTGCATACGGCAGACCCGAAGGTGCAGATGTGCAAGTTGATGGAAGAAGTTGGAGAATTAGCCAACGGATTAAACAAGGATAATCGTGAACAGCAGATAGATAGTGTGGGGGACGTGGTTGTTGTTTTAGTTTGCTTATGTGAGCAATTAGGATTGGACTTTAATGCTTGTGTTGATTCGGCATACCATGAGATTAAGGATAGGAAAGGCAAGATGGTTGGTGGTATATTCATAAAGGATGAAAAATAATATCTATGTTTAGTTTTAAGGACAATCCAAAATACAAAGAGGTATTCGAGAGTAAGGTTCATGGCAAAAAGTTTTATATGCCTGCGAATTTATCCGATTATCACATTAGCAGACAGATAGCGGCAAATGCGCAGAATATTTATTCAGCTGCAGGAGGCAATAAGGACGTTTTCGGATATTTGGTGGACAAGATATTAGATTTGGTCAATGATGAGAAAGACAATAAGCGTTTAAAGTCAGATATAGCCGTTTATTGCAACAACATGAAGTATCGCATGTCTTATCCAATTGACGATGAGTGCGGGATTCGCATGGGGGCTATTTACGTTTTTATTGAGGGGGAAGACCCTGACAATTATTCTTTGGCATATACGGCACAAAAGGAGTTATTGGCTAAAGGCAATATTCAACAAGGGATAAAACCCGATCCTGAATTGTATGATTTTTTTTTGCAAGTGGGTATCGCATCTACGGAAGCCTACAAAGATTTATCGGAGGATTTAAAAGATATGGAATATTTGATGAATCGGAAGAAAGTGTTGGAATCGCTGATGCCGCAAAGCACCCTGTCACAAAAATAGATGAATTGATAGATGGGTTTAGGAATGGTGCATTAATAGCTTATGAAGGCAATTTCAGGGAAATGGATTACTTTTTGGATTGCTCCATTGCAGAATATTACACAAGATTGAAAGACAGGAAAGTATATGTCGAATGGCATAATGCTCAATTTGAGAAAACTAAAAAATGATAATTAGAACACCATTAGATATAGGGCAAATTGTATTCTTGGTTACTGATATTAAACAGAGACAAAGAATGATAACAGCCATAAAAATAGAGGGTAGAAATAGCATAAAATATTGTCTATCATTGTGTGAAGAAGAAACATGGCATTTCGATATTGAAATTTCAACAGAAAAAAATGAGTTAATTTGCATTTTAGATTAAAAACAAATATATATGATTATCAGCGCAAAGATTGACGTTACAAAGATTGAAAAATCCCGATTATTCAAGGGGTGGAAGGGCACATATTTGGATTGTGTTATTTTCGTTAATGATATAGATGACCAATATGGCAATCGGGGGATGATTGTACAATCGGTAACCAAAGAAGAAAAAGCTAGTGGTGTTCGTGGTAATATTTTGGGCAATATTAAAGTAATTGGCGGGCAGAAAAGTAATCAGGCTATACCGGACAATGTGTCAAGAGCAGAAACTCCACCAAATATGCCACAACAAACGGATGATGATAACTTGCCGTTCTAAAAACAAAAATAGCCTATCTTAATATGATGGGCTATTTTTTTGTAACTTTGTGAAAAATATCAAACATGGCTGGTATAGATGTTATCCATAATTTAAGTTTCACTGTTCGGGAAGATGCTACATTCAAGACCTTTCAGAGCAATATTGAGAAATTAAAAATATCAATAACGCAACTTACTGGCTTATTGGATAAGAAAGTCGGCACGGGAGGATTGTCGAATGCCAATAATGAAATTACCAAATTAAAGGCACAATTAAAGGAGGCTAATGATTTGGTTAAAAGTTTGCAGAGTGCGCAAAAGGGTGTTAATGCTGCACAATCTGAAAATAATAATTTGGTTAGGCAAAGTAATCAATTACAAAGTTCAAATGCATGGGTAGTAAATTCACAAAAACAAACAGAAAATCTTATTAGGCAAAATGGATTAATTGAAAGACAAATACAGTTAATATCAGAGGCTAAATTAAAAGCAAGAACAATTGGCGTACCCCATAATGCATCAAGAGATGAGATATTAGCAAGCGAAAGAATGATTGCAACCCAAAATGATATAGCAAGGAGTGGAAGTGCAGAATTAGAAAGATTAAACAACCTAACCAATAGGCGTATTGGCTATATTGAAAGATTAGAAGCTAAGTTAAAAGAATTACAAGTCGCCCAAAGACAGGCAGGGACGGCTGCCGAAGCGAGAGGATTTAATAGGCAAATAGAACAAGTACAAAATCAAATAGGAGCTATTGGTGGAGCAAGAGGTTCAAGATATAATGGTGGAAGATATGGGCTTGCAGCGTCATTAAAAAGAGGCTTCGGCATTGGTGCTGGGGTGTTGGCATTTGGGGCTGCATTTAGGGTGTTTGAGGGCATGAAAACATTTGTTTCCGATAGTGCGCAAGCGGCCATTAATTTAGATGAGATTAAAACTTCATTCTCCGTTATGGTTGGTAGTCAAGCACAAGCAAATAAGCTGATTTCCGACCTAAAAGATTTGAGTTTAACGAGTACATTTGGATTTAATGATGCGGTAGATTATACAAAAAGGCTATTGGCCTATGGTGTTGCAGCGGAAGACGTTACTACCGATTTAACAGCATTAGGTAATGTTGCGGCAGGTGTTGGTATTGAAAAAATGCCGCAGTTAATATTGGCTTTTGGTCAGATACAGAGCAAAGGACATTTAATGGGTCAGGAGTTGCGCCAATTAACGGAAGCAGGGTTTAATCCTTTGGAGGAAATTAGTAAGCGTACAGGCGTTTCTATGGCTGAACTAACGAAACAGATGTCTAAGGGACAGATTTCGTTTAAGCAAGTTCAGCAGGCGTTTATTGATGCTACAAATGCAGGTGGTCGGTTTGATAATTTAATGTCGAAACAGATAAATAATACCATTGCTGGTGCTATTGCTCATAGAAAAGCATTGACACAATTAGTAGAACAAGGATTTGGAGAAAAACTAACCAATCCGGTTATAGCATTTAATGAAGCATTGACTGATATAAACAAGTCTATTTTAGATTGGATGGACTTAAATCCTGCTGCTGAAATTGAAAAGGAACGGGATGCTTATGGTGCTTTGATTGGCGAATTGATACAGGCTAATGAGAAAGGAACAGATCGTTCAGCTATTATATCTGAATTAAATAGCCGTTATCCTGATTTAATTCAGAATATAGACTTAGAAACAGCATCTAATAATTTATTAAGAGCATCTTTATCTGATATAAATGGGCTTTATGAGGCACGGATAAGATTGGCCGGAGCTTCGGCTGCTGCTGATAAGCAAACAGCTGAAAATGTAGAAAATCAATCTAAAAAAGCACGTGCAGCGGTTGATATTAGAAGTCTTTTAATAAAGGGAGGATTAAGTCCAAATCAGGTTGCTAATATTGACTTGGATAAATTGACTGCAGAAACTATTAAAAGATATGGATTTGGAGGTTTTGCCGGTAATAGGACATCAGCAAATGCAGCATTGCAGATTGATAGACTTACCTCTTTTTTTGATGGATTAAGCCTAAATAAGAGATTAGATGCAATTCAGTTAAAAAATACGAAAGGCATTTCTCTTTCCGCATCAGAAGTTGGAGAATATGAAAGGGCTTTATTACAATATGCTATTGCAAATCAGGATTTAAAAAAAGGAATAACGTTAGGTCAAGAATTAAACAAAAATCTTGATATTGAAAAAGAAAATTCAAATGATAGGGCTGTATTATTAAAACAGATTGCCGATACAAGGAAAAAGATTGATAATCTTGCAAATACAATGGATAATTTCGACAATCCTTTGGTGGGTGCTGGCAAGGTTGCAGGAATAAGCAAGAATAATGTTATTAATGAGTATGAGGCACAAGTTTCTGAATTGACAAGGCTTAGAGAGCAATTGGCAGGTTTAGATAAGAAAAAAGAAACAACTACAATAAATGCCCCTACCGTTGTGCCACCAGGTGGTAAGCATCCTGAATCCAAAACTATTGAGCAAATAGCGAGGGAAAGATATGGAGATATTGATAAGCAAATAGAGGCTGAAAAACAGGCAAATTCAAGGTACAGAGAATTATTGATACAGCAAGCACTGGTAAAAGGTCTTATTGCACGATATGTAAATAATGGTGGAGATATCAATGCGCCAGTATTTAAAGGGATGCAGGCAACACTTAGTAATATCAGCAACTTTGATATAAAAGGGATTGATTTATCATTTGAGATAAAAGGATTTAAGTTAAAAAAGAATGTAGCAGCAGAATTAGGATTAAAAAATGATATTCAGAAATACGCCAATGACATAATTAGCACAAGTGGCGAATTAAATGGATTAACTATTGATTTATTGCCGATAAATATTAGCAATAAAGGATTAACAAAAGATGCGCAAGGAACGGTTGATAGGGCTTTAAAAAACATAAATAATCCACAAGCACGAGAGAATAATTTTTGGGATAATTTATTTGGCACACAAGACCCGAAAAAGAAAGCCGATGCTGCTATTGGCTTATTAGTTGATTTACAGAAAACGGCAGAAGATGTTTATACAAGCATTGCTGATGAAAGAATTGCCCAATTAGACCGTCAAATACAATATCAGCAGTTTGCGGTTACACAAGCGCAAATACTGGCAGAAAGAGGCAATGCAGCGGCTTTAACGATGGAGCAAGAGCGTTTAAGGAAAATGCAAGCCGAAAGAGAAAAGATGGCAGCACGGGAAAGGTCTATAAATGCCGCGTTGACATTGTCTTATGCAGTGGCAGGTGTCGCAAAAGCTGCATTATCAGGTGGCGGATGGTTATCGGCAGCAACAGTGGCCGCCTTTATTGCTGCATTAGGCGCAGGGTATGCATTTGCAAGTAGTTTCTCAACGCAAGCAAATGTCGGTGGATATTCAGAAGGTGGTTACACGGGCGATGGAGGAAAGTATCAGCCCGCAGGTGTTGTTCATAAAGGGGAATATGTCGTTAATGCCGCCAATACGTCCAAATATCGCCCAATGTTGGAAATGATGAATCAAGGTAAGATGCCGATTTTAAAGCCTAATATTGCGGCATTAAAAAGAGATTCCGGAAGTATTTATGCTACAAAAGAGGATTTTGGCGTACTTTCGTCAAAATTAGATAGCGTTACCGAAGCAATTTACGCCACTAAGATACGGGCAGAGAACAAATTAGATGGCAATGGAGTAACGCAACTTATTGAAAAACATACTTCAATGGATAGAAGGCGATGGAAATAAGGATAAAATTACGGCATACCCAATATCAGGCAATATCAAATATGCCGGGTACGGGTATTGTAACAGGCTCAAATATCATATATGCCGGTGCTAATCCTGCAAGTTTAAAGCCCGTCTTAGGCACAGTTCCACAGCCCACATACATTGACTTTACAGATAGCATTAGCAATCTTGATGAATTAAAGTTAACATGGACTAAGCAAAGGGATGATACCGGATATTCTGCTCCGGGTGCTAATAATCCACAAAAAAGTGCAAGTGGTCAGATAAATATCGTTGGAGATGCTTATTTTTTTATCAAAGATTGGTTGATTGACAGTATTTCCGCTCCAATGAACTCTGTTGATGTAATGATTGAAGACGTTGGGTGTGGTAGTTATGAGGATTTTGTTATCAATAGTAATCAAATAACATGGAGCGAGGATGCTATTTGCGAATTATCGGTAACGATACAACAGAAAGACCCTGCATTACAATGTATTCAACAGACAGTAATATCGGATAATTGGCAAGGATGGTTTCAGAATGTGCCTGATGGTGGCAAAAAGCACCCAAGATTCTTATATTGTAGGGAAGCCCGACCAAATGGGTTATTGGTGGTTATGTGGTGGCTCATGGGTTTTGCTTCTGTTCTAATGATATTACTATTTCCAATCGTAAATGCTATCATTTTATTGATAGGTATAGTTAAGAGTATAATTGATGCTATTTCGTGGCTATTTGGTGGACATCCTAATTTCGGGGATGACTTTCAGTGGTGGAATCCATTAGATGGAATTGCATCTTGGTATATGGAGAGTGCCGGGTGTGACAGGATGCATCCCGCTCCATTGATTAGAGATTATATTGACAACGTGTGTAAAAAATGCGGTGTATTAGTTGACCAGACATCATCCCCAATATTTCATGGTCAGAAAATAACAATTGATGCAAGTTCAGGCATGAAAGAAAATGTGGATAATCCATATTATTATGCCACATATCTGAATGCCCCGTCAGAAAAAGGATTTAGTGCCTTCAAAACATTTTTCGGGAAAGACCAAAACACTGATAGATACTATATTGAGGGTAATAGGCCAATATTAGCATTAGACCAATTTTTAGACCAATTAAAGGGCCTTTTTAATGCCGAATGGATGGTTAAAACGGTGGCAGGACAACCGACACTTTTCTTTTGGAGAAAAGATTGGTTTGTTAATGGAGTTCCATTATATGATTTTTCGGAAGGTTCTGATGATAGATTAAAAATACTTTCAGGGATTACCTATAATTGGTCAGAAAAGAAATGGCCGGTATTGATGCAGGGAATATATAGTTTAGACCCGTCAGACAGTTCAGGAAACGAGGAAATATCATATACGAATGACAATATTAGCTTAGGGGATAAGACTAATAATTTCATGTATGACGGAAATATAGATAAGACTGTTCAACAAATGGGAGCAGCACGATTTAGGCTTGACGGGGCAGGCACAGATTATATTATGGATGCGGTTAATGCTGTTAATACATGGGCTTTGTATAGCATTAATATTTCCACATTTATTATAATGGCTTCAATAGTTTATCCATTACTTAGAAAATATTGTGATTATGCGCTATTGCTTCAAGAGGATAATTGTAGTATGTCAAAGATTATTATTTGGGATAAAGATAGCGGTTATGATTTTGCTAAGTCTATCCGTACAAAAAATACATGGGAACAGAATGGAAGTTCCTTGAAAGAGCCTGAAATTAATCCCGATTATAATGATGATGGGCAACCGTGGCACGTTGTTCATAACCCAAATACTTTTGTAAAGGTTTATGATTTAAGTGGGAATAGTAATATGCAGGGGTTTTATAACACTCAATCATATTTTGGGAGTTATGGTGCGCCAGCATTGCTTTGTAATTATCCTATGTTTTTCCAATCAAAATTTAAAGATAACTTGTTCGATTGGTTTCATTGGATTGACGATCCTAAACATAATCCAACATTGAATTTGCAGTGGGATGTTAAGATTGAATTATGTTGTGAAGATTTAGAAAAGCTAAAAGTTTTCGGGGATTCGTCTGAAATAAAATTGTTAGCCCCGATTAAGTTGCCGATATTGTATTATGAAAATGCTAAAATAACAGAGATAACCGTATCATATGATTCAGGAGAAAATGATGATATAGGAAAGTACATAGAGATAAAAGGCGAAACATAATTTATTTTCAATAACTTTGTGGCTTAATGATTTGGATTTACGATATTAACGATTTGCAGTACTATCATCCGGTGCCGGGATTTCCATGTTATTGCGACCCTTTGGTTTATCCAGAGGACTTATTATTGCAGGCGCTAATAGGCGGCTCAACTGATGTTGTAGGGTCAGGATTAGCCGTTAAAATCGAAGTTTATAGCAATGATGGTCAAACATTTTATGAGGATGCTTCAAGTTATTTTAATTGGGTGTACACAATCGCACCTAATGGCAATAAATATGTAAATATCCAATTAGGGAATGGCTTTAGTCCTGCAATGTACACTTATGGAAGTTTTATCCTAAAGGTAACGATAACGTCTTCATTGGGCGATTTTGTTATGACCCATTTTGGCGCATTTACCGAAAGTTATTGCATACCTTGTTGTCCCGTCCCGAGTGATATTACAATTGTAGATGGTGGAGCAGGAGAATTAGGAGAATATAGTCCATTAGAATACAGCAACGAATACTACAATATAACCTAACCAATGAAAGACCTTGTTAGCATAAAAAGACCGGTAACTGATTGTGGTAAGCCTATTGTGAAATTAGAGGCTTATTCAGGTTGTGATGTTGATGCGTTTACGGGAGATTTTTACGGAGAGGGCGATGTACAAACTAAAAGTGATGGTTTTGGCGGTACGATTGGATTTAAGAAGACTACCAATTTGCACGCCAATATTAGCCGAGTGCCGAGAAAAATAACACGGACAATATCATATTTTTGTAAGACCCAAAAGGTACGTTCATCAAAGTTATGGCAATTAGAGGGATTAGATATTTATCCCGGATGGAAAATGGCCGAAATTGAGGAAATGTTAGAGGCCGAAACTATCGTTATTGATGGCGAAGAAGTGATTTATCGTGGCGATGAAGAAGCGTTTAGGTTAGCATTGAATAGCTGCAAGGATATGTTTTTGATGCGTATGCAAATTGAAGATTGTGCCAAGCAGCAAATATTTGGATGCAAGAAAGATTGCAAAACGAATAATGATAGGTATATCAATGTAACCGATGGTATTTTCGGTGGCGACATGTCCGCTTCTAAATTCTACAATTCTAGCAAAGCGTTGATAGCATCATCTTATGATGGGTTCAAGGAATGGTTAAGGGTGCAAAATGGCGTTACCGATGTTCAGGAAGTGGACAATTCAGCAATGAAATGTAGTTCATATAAGGTGCTTAAAGTTTCGGGCGGAAGTAATCTTGACACGTCTTATTATGCTACATTAACCAACCAAAATAACAAGATTTATTTACGTTCAGTTAATAATATTAATGACCTTTGTAACAACCAAGACAATACCGTTTGTACTCCTTTAGTTTTTGGTACACCTACACTAATAAAAGAAGAATGTGATGCTTTAATTTTTGGCACACCAATAATAAACAAGGTGGGTGCGGATTGTACGGTAATCCCTATGAATGGGTGGGTACAAGGAGCAGGCGACACCTCATTTACTGCAGGTATTGATTCCAATAGTATCAATTTAAGCATTAAAAATCCGGGCTATCCTGATAATAATTCATCGACAACATTGAACTATGATTACACCAATGATACGGGTTCATCTGTTTGTTTTGTAACATTGCCAAGTGGCATTGGTGCAACTATTAATTCTGTATCTTTAAATGGAGTAACTATTTCACCGTCAGGATATTCATTTAATCCGTCTAATGGCGTATTGACACTAACAGATTGTATGGGAAATGGACAATCTATATCTATTTCATTCAACACTCCGGCTTCGGCAACTGTATCATTATTTGGAGAAACAATTGCACAGATTAATGGGGGATGTTTGCCTTTAGAAGATACCTACATAACAAATTCATGTAATAGTTCAATTCCTGCTGGTGTAACCGTTGTAATTGGTGCTGATGGAACTATTAAATGGTGGGGACAATTAACAAGTTCTGATAGTTCATTTGGGTATATTGATGTTACAAACTTAGTTTATAAAACTTAAAATATTTAGAGATGCCGTACACAGTAACGATACCGATAGTTGGAAATACAGATTGCACAAATGCAATGATTGTAGATTATAAGAAAAGTACAGAAACGCAATGGACAAGGTTAGACCCTGCTCCTATTGGCGATACTATTGTTTTGAATAATCTTTCCGACAACACGACATACAATATTAGGGGTGTGAAGCAATGCTGTAATGGCCAATATAGCACCCAAACATTGATTAATGTAACAACAGGCTCATAATGGATAAGACGGTAACCATAGGAAGTCCAACATTAAATCCGGGCGATTATTTTTATATTCGCTATCGGCAATTGCCCGGTGGCGCATGGGTTGATGTTGGTGCTATTGATACAAATACTTTTACTTTAAATAACCTCGCAGATGGTAACTATGAATTGGAAGTAACCTATGTTTTCGCTAATGGCAAAGAATGTAACCCTGTTGTTATTCCATTTACGGTTGATAGTGACCCACCTGTTGTGGAATGTGATTGTTTAATACTTTCAGGTGTTTATGTAAATAAAGATTGTGACAATATTATAACTATTAACGCCACAGTAGCCACACCATATCCTGATAATTGTGGCGTTAGGATAACATACTCATATAATGGAGGCGCAGATACAGTTGTTAATTACACGAACTTGAACTTGCCCAATCAATTGACTATACCTATTCAATCAACTAATAATGTAAAATTAAAGGTTGAGGTTTTGTGTTGCGAAAACGAGCAATGGATGGTTTGTTACGATAGTACAATCATTGATATTCGTACTTGTGGATGTACTTCTCCGCCTGAAATTACCAACGAAACATTTACAATAAACCCGAATAGCACAAGGACGTATTGTATTGATTTTTTACCAAGCAATCCTGATATACAGCCTTATGTAATTAAGTTTTATCCAGTTGTAGGTATGCCGCAGGTTTTCTCATGGACAGTACCGACAGCAGGGCATTATTGTTTTGATTTGCCTGAAAATATAAACGCATCTCCGGGTAAATGGATTTCTATTGTTTCAAATCCATGTGGACAAGACCAAGGAAACGGATTGTAATTTAAAGAAAAAATTATATCTTTGTATCGCAAAGAAGTATTACGGATTAATCGCATCCTTTAAAGCGTTATTATTTAAACATAAAAATTAATAAAAATGACAACTTTATGCACGGCGGATTGCGCAGATTACACGCTAACCCCGAACCCATCGGCAGGATGTGAGCCTAAATTAAGAACTCGTAATTTAGACAAAATTGGTTTCTTTCTTTGCTCCACCTCTGTTCCCGACCCATTAGATTGCGCCTCGCTAAAACCATTGATTGATGATGGCTCAATCGTATTTACTTCCTCTTTGCGTAACGCAACATGGGGAGACCCTACTTTTGCTGATATTGTAGTTAGCGATTGTATGCCGGCTGTTCAGTATTTTACCGGACGTAAATTAACGGCTGACGATGCTATTGCAATCGAAGTTAAAGACGGTAGCGGTACGGTTACAAATCCTTTTGGCGATTACCTTTTGATAAAGAGTTTGCAGAAAGCATCTTTCAATCTTCGGGCTATTTTCCTATATTGTGATGGTACAATGGAAATTCCTAAAGACGATAAAGGCAATCCGGTTACTCTTAGCTTTACAGCATATCGTAACTACGAGAAACAAGGGGATGATTCCAATCCGATTTATTTGGAACTGAAACACATTGAGCTGACTTTCAAAGGCGACCCATTGCCTTTTGATGCTCCGGCTTTGGATATTTCAACTTGTCCAGATATTAATATCTAAAAAATGGATAATCCCACTTAATAATTAGGTGGGATTATCTTATATTTGCTCCGAAATGACTATACAATACGCATTAGATATACTGAATGACAATAAAAAGATTGATGATGATTATAAAAAATCATTGCATCAAAAAAGAGATGTCTATTATTGTATGAGCCTCCACACAACAGGTGCTACACCTCGTTTTGTACCATTGGGGAATAGACAAACATATTACACTCCAAAAAGTTATTTCGGACCTGAATATCAGCAGATATTTATCAATAGGCTACTTTCAAGACACCCAAGAGAAGGGGAAGAAACATTCCAATGGCGATTAAGCCAATACAAACCAATTACAAGGACACCATTTTTACAAATCATTGAATTAGCAAGTTCATCAATATTTCAGGATAATAACTATTCAATTGAAATATCTGATGAAAATGAGGAAAAGTATATTAAGTCGGCAGCGTTCGACAATCTTTCATTGGTAGAATGGATTAGGCAAATAGCCTTCCAATCAATTATGGAAGACCCAAATGGATATATCCTAAGAATACCCTCTAAGCCATACAATGAGCAAACTAAAGATAAGATAGAAATGTCTTTATGGTTTGTGAAGTCTATTGAAATTATTTACAATGACGATGTTTCATTGTTATTCAAGCGTGATGGTGTTGTTTATTTAGTAACAACAGAGGATATTTTTACTATTGAAAAGGACGATAATCAGGAATATGCTACAATTGTAGGATATTATCATCATGGATTGGGAAGATTGCCAACCACAATTGCAGGGGGAATATGGAATACACAAGGCTTTTGGGACAGCTTTTTAGTCAAAGCACAGGCTGTTGCGGATGAATATGTTAGTTCTTATTCATCAGAGCAGCTTGTGGACAAAGAATCCAGCCACCCTTTCATTGTTCAGGGCGAAGAAGATTGTCGGTTATGTAACGGTACGGGCGAAGAAGTTATAACTTGCGTAGGAGATGATGACGATTGCGAGGGCGGATTCAGGCGTACAGAATGCCATGTTTGTAATGGTAAAGGTACTATTTCTACAAATCCTGGCGAAAGAAAGATTGTACCAATGGAAGATATGGATAAAGACCATATCAAGATTGTTAATCCCGACACGACAATTAACAACTATCATCATAAGAAAAATGCCGATATTTATGATATGATGATTGATGCTTTGAACTTATGGCGTTTAGAGCAGCGGCAGAGTGGTACGGCTAAAATTATAGACCAAGAACGTCTGTATCTTTTCATTTCAAAGATTTCAAATCATATTTTTGATAGGGTAATTACGGATAGCATTAAAGATATACTGGGGTATCGGAACATTGTAACGGTTAAGGGAATTGACGCTCCTGCCGTTATTCCGTTTTCTATAATGAAACCTACACAGTATCAGGTAAAGTCTTCTTATGACCTTTTAAATGAATACAAAGAGGGTGTTATTTCGGGGTTGCCTTATTATATTCGTTCAAAGATGTCGTTAGACTTTATTAATCGGCAATATTCAGGAAATGAGGTTATCCGAAAAAAGGGTAGGGTTATTTATGAAATGGATGCCGTTTATTGCTACACAGAGAACGAAAAAAGACGTGCTTTAGAGAATGGTAGCATAACCATTAAGGAAGTTCGTAAGTCCGCTCAAATACCCTTTATTTTGAACCAAATTATAGCAAGCATGGGCGATGATGCTTTCATTATAGAACCCATACAAAATATAAAAAAGGCGGTAGATGTTATTTTTGAACAAAATTATGCTACCTTTAGTGCCACAGATAATCCATTTTTAGGTCAAGGCGGTGCTTTTGACTTTGAGGATGGAGATAACGTAACTAAATGAATATGAAAATAGGCGTAGGCATAACAACGAGAAATCGAAATAGTATTCTACTAAAGAACTTGACCTATTTTGACAAGTATTGTCCTAAAGACTTCAAGTTAATTATCGTTGATGATGCAAGCACAATCCCATTCCCAAAAGCAACATTTAGGTTTGAAAAACAGGCAGGGATAGCAAAAGCAAAAAATAAATGCTTTGAACTACTGTCAGATTGCGACCACGTTTTTCTTTTCGATGATGATTGTTATCCTATTCATGAGGAATGGTGGAAGCCATACTTGGATAACAAAGAACCTCATTTGATGTACATATTTTCGCAGTACACGAATGGACAAAGGTTAATGGACATTTCAACCCTTTATTATGACGAAACGATAATTGCATATTCACACCCAAGAGGGTGTATGTTGTATTATGACATGAGGGCGATAAAGATAGTTGGAACGATGAACGAAAAGTTTGAAATTTGGGGATATGAACACGTTAATCTTTCAGACCGAATATTTAATAATGGTCTGACCACATTCAGGTATATGGACGTTAGAAATAGCCAAAAACTTATTCATAGTATGGATGAATCCATTACCGTTGTTTCGTCTGTAACGCCCGAACAAAAAATAAAGCACTTAGAAAAAAACACAATCTTATACAAGCAACTTTTTAATGAGAAATGAAATCTTAACCACTTATTACGCAGGTGTATTAGACCCACAACGACAAAGAGAATGGAAAGCAAATTTTAACGATTTACTGCCATTGCTCCAGTCCATTGATGATAGTATTGATATAACTGTCATTACCAATGTCTTTGATAACGCAGTTGATGGTAATATACGCTATGTTTCACGTCCTTGCATAGTCAATCCATATTTTCAACGATGGATACACTACTATCAGTATTTGAGAGATAATCCCGATATTGAATTTGCATTTTGTGTTGATGCTACTGATGTTGAAATGGTAAATATTCCTTTTGATGAAATGAAAAAGGGGGTTATTTATTGTGGAGATGAGCCTGACATGATTGGTCAAAATGATTGGCTTAGGAAATATCATCATGCCAAGGAATTAAAATCATTCTTTGATGAATCCAATGATGTGCAAATGGTTAATGCAGGCGTTGTTGGTGGCGACCGTAAAACCCTAATGTCTTTTATTCATGCTATTGTAAAGATGTACCATGACAATCTTATGGAATTATCTAAGCGTGAAAACGAATCCGTTGGTTCTACCGATATGGGTACGTTTAATTATGTAGCCTATAAGGTTTGGAAAGGGAAATTAGAACATGGACGGAAAGTAACAAATGTTTTTAAAAGTTTCATTGTTGACCGTAAAAGCTGGTTTAAGCACAAATGACCAAGATACACTACATTAATTATTTCAGCACCGAAAAGAACTTCGGAAAGGCTATTAACGATGCCATTTCTTTATTACCCACTAATGATTGGGTGTGCGTAAGGGATTTAGATACGATGTTCTTACGCCCTGATACTGGCAATCAAATACAAGAAATTGTAGAAAGATACAAAAATAAGTTTCAATTAATCGGATGCGTTACTAATCGACTTAGGCTTAGACACCAACTATATCAGTATAAATTCAATGATGAATCGGATGTAAGAGAACATATTGTTATCGCCAATGAACTTTATGAAACATACAAAACTAAAGTTATGCCTTTCGATAGTGTTGTGGCCGGATGTTTCATGTTGTTTCCTGTAAAAGTTTGGAAGAACTGCAAATTCGTTGAGAATACGCCAAGGTTTGATTTTATCTTTACCGATTGTGTAAAGTCAAAAGGCGGAAAGGTTGGATTGGCTAAAGGAGTGTATCAATTCCACTTATATCGCATGTGGTCAGAAAATCCAATACAAGAAATTGCACATTTAATATAAATGTTGTACTTTTGTAAAAAATAATTAGACATGGCTGGCAGACCCAAGAAAATAGCAATACCCGAAATTAAGATTATTGATAGCAAAGATGATTTTCCTTTGGAATTTAGTCGTATGCAATCACAAACTGTTCGCATTTTAAATAAGCGAACGAAAACGTATTTTTCAATTGCAAGACACGCTGCCGAAAAGTTACTAAGAGGTGGCGATAAGAATAACTTTAAAATTATAGACTAAAATGGAAAACGAAAAAAAAGAAGTCAAAGAAATTAAAGAGCCTGTAATTAAAAAAACGGCTGTACATTTGACTCCCGAAGCCAATGTTTCGCTAAAAATTGGAGAAGCATTTGTTGTTCAAACGGATTCAAATGGGCAAGAAATACCAGGAACTGGATTTAAAACGAGCCTAAAGACCTTTGAAAAGAGTTTCGCTCACTTAAATTTTAAACTAAAAAAAAAGGCGTAGTTTATGAAACAAGCAAAAATCAATTTAGAACAAGCAAACCAATTACTGTCCTTGCTAAAGGTGGAGGCTGTGGTTGTGGAGGGTAATGATGAAAACCCTGCCGACAATGACGTTGACGTGCAAAAATTAATCAAGTCTATTCCCGAAGCGGACGAGGACTTTATTCGTGAAAAATTACGAGCCGAGATTGAAGAAGATGTAAAATCTAAAAATACCGGCAAATGGATTAATTCTTTGCGCTCTAAAGTAGCCCAAACATTTGGCATGAAAACTTCCGAATTATCAAATTTGCAGCTTGAAGAAATTTTGGCTTTGGCTAAAGATTCCACTCGTGGCAATGTTGACAAAGCGCAAAAAGATTGGCTGTCTGACCGTGAAAAACTTATTGCCGAACAAGAAGCCGAAATGGAAAGATTGAGGGGACAATATGAGGCCCAATTGCGTGATAGCGAACATAAATACTTGCGTAGGGATATGCGTGATAGATTTATTTCCCTATTGAATAATATGCCTCGTAATGGTGGCGATTTAAATGCCCAAGCAGAGGCTTTATTGGCTGCTGCTGAACGTAACTATACCACCAAATACGATGCCGAAAAGGGCAGAGTAGGTCTGTTCACAAAAGGAGATGAACCAAGTCCTGTATTTAGAGGCAAAAAGATTTTCAGTGATGAAGATTTTGCTCAAGAATTTGCAGAAAGCATGGCATGGATTCGCAAGGACAATCGTAATGTGCCTCCGGTAGCACCAAAATCGGAACAACAAGTTGGTGGAGGTATTCAGTTTAATTCAAACCGACATATCCCTGACAATATACCGGACAGAGTAAAACAAACTTTATTGCGGCTTCAAAAAGAACAAGAAGAAGCGGAATAATTAAAAATTAATACTATCTTTGCAGATGAATACAAGTCGCTGAATACAGACTTTTTAAACATATTCGACAACAGGCATTATTCCATTAGCCTTAAAAGATTGGGATTTATTTTTTAAACCTAAAATTTTATAACGATGAGCTTCGTAAACGCTGGTCGTCCGTTGCAGCAGGAATTAATGCTTCGTGCCGACTATACCAAGAAAAACCCTGTATTAGATGCGCTTTTAAGGGCTTCTGCACAGAACAATTACATCAATGTCGCTTTAGGCGCAGATATGCCTTTTAAAGGCAAATATCGCCAAGTTGTAGTTAATAATTACTTGCCTACTTGCGACCCATTAGCAGACGATTGTAGCGGCTCAATTTGTGATGCTGGCGAAACTATTGAACCAAGTCAATACACCGCTTCAATTACAGAATGTACCACTACTAAGAACTATGACTTGTTGACAAGTGATGTTCGTTTGATTGATGGTAATCTGACCTTTTCGGACAATGTTACCATGCAAATTCTTTCGCTGTTGAATAAATTGCGTGAGGGTATTGCCGCTGCTGCTGTTACCAAAATGATTGCCAACATGGGCAAACATAATGACGGTAGCACATCAAAACAAATTTCCTTTACTGACCCGAAAGATGCGTCTATTCGCCCATTAGGTCTTTGGGAAATCGAACGTGAATTTACGGACTTAGGTCTGAATATGCCGTATATCATTGGTGGTACTGACGTGTTCACATGGCTAAAGGCTGTGCAATATGGCGGCTTAAATGGTCAAGGTATTCAAACCGGTCAATTGCCTACAAGCAATATGTGGTATGATGCTCTTATCGACCAAATTTATGCTGACCCAACCAAAGGTCATGTGATTGCATTTGACCCTAACATGATTAAATTCGTGGCTTACAACAAAAATGCCGATATGTTTGCTACCACTCCATTGAACTCTGTTCGTGATTTGGATGCTCTATATCGCACTTCAGGAAACTCTATCAAGGGTACTTATGAAGACCCTGTTTCCGGTCTGTTGTTTGACCTGAATGTTCGCCGTGTGGATTGCCCTGATGATAAGTTTACTTTCAACTTGTCATTGAATTGGGATTTGCTTTACTTGCCTAAATACTTCTGTTCTAATGACGGAGTTAATGGTACGTTCGCATACACCACTTGTGTATCTACACCGCCTGAATGCCCAACTACCTAATCAAATAGCTTGTTATCTTGATTATTTGTTTTCCTCCCATTGTCTAATGGGAGGTTTTTTTATTCAAAAGCCGTAAAACCCCGATGCCTTTAGGCTCGTGGGATGCAAGACTAATATAGCTTTTCTGTTAGGTATTTGGTAATATGGAATACTTTTTGTATTTTTACAAAAAATGAGAACCTCGCATAAATGATTAAAAACAAAACATACAAATTCAGAATATATCCAACAGCGGAGCAAGAGATTCTTCTTGCAAAACATTTCGGATGTACTCGTTTTGTGTATAATCATTTTCTGAACAAAAGGAAAGAGCAATATCAAAAGGACAAAAAGTCCGATAACTATTATGCTCAAGCGAAAACACTAACAGAAATTAAAAAGCATTCGGAGACTGAATGGTTGAAAGAAGTAAATTCACAAACTTTACAATTTGCATTAAGGTCTTTAGATACTGCATTTTTGAATTTCTTTAGAGGGAACGCTCAATTCCCTAAATTTAAGTCAAGGAAACATAAGAATAGCTTTACCGTCCCACAAAATGGATGTGTTTCAAACGGATTACTATACATATCTAAATTCAAAGAAGGTATTAAAGTAAAACTTCACAGAGAAGTTAAAGGCAAAATTGGTAAAATGACAATTTCCAAAACAGCAACTGGTAAGTATTATGTTTCAATATTTACGGAACAAGAAATTGAAGAATTACCTAAAACAAATAAACAGGTTGGAGTTGATTTGGGTTTAAAAGATTTTGCAATAACTTCTGATGGACATAAATTTAAAAATAACAGATACACAAAAAAGTATGCTAAAAAATTAAAGAAAGCGCAACAGCACCTATCTCGCAAACAAAAAGGAAGTAATGGGTTTGAAAAACAAAAACTCAAAGTTGCTAAGATTCACGAGAAAATTGCAAGTTGTAGATTAGATACCCTGCACAAGGTTTCAAAACAATTAGTTTCAGAATACGATGTGATTGTGTGTGAAGACTTGAATGTGAAAGGTATGATTAAAAACCACAAATTATCCAAACATATTGCTGATGCAAGTTGGGGAAATTTCGTAACACTTCTTCAATATAAGTGCGATTGGTATGGAAAAGAACTTATTAAAGTTAATCGTTTCTATCCCAGTTCGAAAACGTGCGCAGACTGTGGATGGATAAATCAAAATTTAAAACTTTCAGATAGAGAATGGACTTGTAATAATTGCAATACTTTGTTGGATCGGGATGCCAATGCAAGTAGAAATATTCTCAAAGAAGGTTTAAGAAATATATCGGCTGGGACGGTCGATTACAAGGGTGGAGAGGAAATAAGACCAGCATTGTTGGCACACTCTATGAAACCCGAAGCTCCTACACCTTTAGGTTAGGGGTAGTTCACAAAGATTGATACTTTTTTGTAACTTTGTCAAAAATATCTATCATGGCGGAATGTCTTAATAATATCGTTACTTCAAACTTTGGGTGCGAAGACCCTGTTACTTCACTTTCAGGTTATGACCTTTCACAAGCACCGGAACTAAGCAAGTTGACACTATCGGCAACGGCAAACGAAACATATATTACTGGTGCTAAATTGGCGCAAGAGAAGCTAAATTTAGCTATCCTTGATGTCAAAAATGATATGTTGGGCTTAATGGCTGCAAACAAAATGATACCATCATTAACGCAAAATATATCATACGAAACATCCAACTTTGATAGTAAAAAATACACTTATTTAGAGAATGGGAAAGAAAAGGGATTTTCTCTTTATAAGGTGGGCAATGAGCGACTAAAAAGGCTTAAACTGACTAAATTACACGTTTATCCGGTTGTGGATGTTGTAGATGCTGAAATTAAAATTTATGATAGTGGGCAAGTAGCGACATACACTATTGACTTAGTTGGTGGAGAAGTAAATACTATTGATATTGATTATATTCTTGTTGGTAACTTTATTCGTGTATTGGCCGATATTGATGTTTATACCTCTAAGTTGATTTGCCAAGTGGGATGCAATGGTGCTAAACCAAACGAATGTGCCTATACAAAGGGGTTTAATGGGGATAATGAAGTTTCTGCCAAAGAGGGATATGGGTTAGGTGTTGAATTTAATTGTTATTGTGATTATGACAATATCCTTTGCGACCTTTCACGGCAATATATAGGTAAAATCGTTTGGTTAAAGGCTCGTATGTTGCTGATTGATGAAATGTTGTTTACTGACCGATTAAATAATTGGACAGTTTACAATACAGACAGATTGAAGGATTTAAGAATTGAGGTTGCCAACGAATACACCGATAATTGGAATACATTTGTAAATGCGCTTCCAGTGATGCTTAAAACGTATAATGGACAATGCTTGACTTGCACGGGTAGTAAGTGGGTTCAGAATATTTAATTAAAATATTGCAAGAAATCCCCTATCCTTTAGGGTAGCGGGATGAATTGCTTTAGAATTTTATATTTGTTTTTCTAAATTATTATTTGTAAACGTGAAACACAAGGCATATAAATATAGATTATATCCAAAAAAAGAGCAAGAGATTCTTTTGGCTGCAACCAATGTAAAAAAGTTTGTATTCATTAACCTTAAAAATACGGCAGGAATTGTCGGAATTAACGCTTGTGGAGATGAATGATTACCTTCGTCTATGAAACAAGAAGCCCCTTCGCCTTTAGGCAAGGGGTAGTTCACTGAATGACATTTGATGAATACATATCTAAAATCTTTTCTACCGATTTTGTTTCGGAGGGAGAAAAGGTTATGTTAGAAGCCGTGTCATTAGGTTCAGGATTTTTATTGAATGACATTAAGTTGAGGATAACCGAAAGGGGAGAAATGAGCAACGAAAGTCCATTAGCACCCTATTCAACGAAGCCATGGAATTTTAAAAGAGAAGATTTCGTAAAAAGGTCTGCATTTCAACCTAAAAAGCCCGGACAAAAGACCATGTATTTAGAGCAAGGTTATAAAGAATTGAGGGATATTCAAGGATTCAGGACGGATATTACAAACCTAAAATATAGTGGAGATTTAATTAAATCTATGATTGCGTTTAAAGAAAGCCCCAATTCATTTGTTCTTAAATTCAATTCATCTCACGAAACAATAAAGTCGATTAAACTTGAAAAGCAATATGGAGCACCTATATTTTCAGGTTCAGTAGGCGAGATAAATAGATACGAAAATTTAGTAACTGATTATGCAAACATCCATTCTCCTTTAATTTTTTAAAAATGTTTTTAGTTTACACTTTTATAGCTTGGATTAGCATTGCTGCAATTGCAAAAGTCCTTTACATTTCCATTCAACCCGAACAATGGTTGGACAAACTGCTTCATTGGCAAGACAAATTACATCATTGGGGAACGCAAACTGGTTTTTGGAATGAGTACCGTTATAAGTCTTGGGGTGGATGCTCGGTATGTTTTAGCCGTTTTGTGGCATTTTATGGCTTTTGGGCTTACTTATTCATGGCTGTATTTTTAGGCGATTGTTGGCTACATACAGGACATTTATGGTCAGACATTTTGGCTAATATAATTTGGTACATTTCTTTTTGTAGTGTTTCGACTATTTTTAATATCTTTGTGATTAATTATGACATTAGCGGAACACATACTGGCCAATAATAAATATTTCCAAAAGGGGTTTGATAATGCGTTCATACAAGATGGAGTTTATGCCCGTGATGGACGTGATTTATTGAGAATTTTCCCTAATGATAATTACGGAAACTTCTTTTATATTTTGGGAGCTAATAGGGCCGAATATCATCAGGTTGGACAAAACCCTTTAATGTATCAAGATATACAAAAAATGACCTTAGTCGCCGTTGTTGACAATGCTAATCCCGAACAAGTTGTAAGTAACATTAGAAGCACATTGCTTACTTACAAAAATATTAATGTAACTTCCGCATCTTGGAATAGAGAAATTATTGTTATTGACCAACTTAAAGGCATTGGTATTGATAAAATTCAACAAGCATTGCAAAGATTGAAAAATGAAACAATTGTTCAAATAGAATTTACTAATTTTAGACAGTTTGTTCCATCTAATTGTGAAATAAAAAACCCTTGCGAAAATGGATGCTTGTAATTTAGATACAGTATGTTTGGGCGACTTTTGCAGTTGTGGCGATATTATCATCAATATCCCAAACTTAAATATTGGCACTTATACAATGTTCGCTAAATTCAATGGGGTTTTAATTAAACGAGAAATTGAAGTCGTAGAAACGGATAAAATTGTCATACCTAACGAATTTAATGAGAATTATTCGTATCTCATTAAATTCATGGATTCTGACAACAATATTATAAATGACACTTGGTATTCCCTAAATATTATGCCATGCCATCATTAAGTGAAGTAACACAAAAAATATTAGACAATCTGCCCGATAATGCTTCGCCTCGTATTCGTAGTGCGAAGCATAGAGAAGTTGAAAATATGATTGCTGATTATGCTACCAATGTTATTAAGATAACCTCCGTAGCTGGAGTTACTATTACTCACAATTCTATGATAAATAGGGAAGTTGGAGCGATTATTATTGATGATTATACCAAAAATACAGGATTTACTAAGGTTTTGGCTAATAATTTTATTACTTTTACGGACGGCACTCAGCTTATTAATGGACAAAGTATAACAATATTTTTGGCGTGAAAAAGATACTATTAATACTGCTTGTTTTTATCCCTTTTATTTCATTTGGGCAGTCGGTTGTACCGCAAGGAAATGACCATACAATGACCATTAATAAAGGAGGATTTCAGGCTGATTCTGTTCTTTTTATCCCTCATAGAAACGATAATTCTTGGTATGGTAGATATGGAGATTTAAGGATTAACCCAACTTCTGGTAATTTGGAATTTAGGAAAGCAGGACAATGGGTTGAGGTTGGACAATCGGCTCAAGCTGAACATCATTTAGTAGAGTACTTTCAGGGAATGCCAATTACTCCTACGGCTTTTTACACGTTATCTCATTATGCCATCGGTATAAGCATGAAAGTTTATGTAAATGGAGAACTTTTGCCTCAAACATATTGGTCATTCGCAACAAATAATCAATTTAGGATTGAAAGTGGATTATTTTACCCTATTGATAATACAGATGTAATTACAGTATCATATTCATATTATTAAACCAACAACAAGAAAAATGAAAAAGCTAATCTTTTTATCAATTATGATGTCCGTTGGGTTTGGATCCTTTGCCCAGGTTAAACCTAAACAAATCCAACCAGGTACAAATGGGCAATTAATTATTGTTCGTAGTGGCATTGCCCAATGGGATTCGCTGAAATGGGCTGATATTTCGGGCATTCCTGCCATCCCACAGGGGACAGTTACGTCAGTAGGTATTTCTGCGCCTACAAGTGTATTTACTATTGGCGGTAGTCCTGTAACGAGTTCCGGTACATTAGCGCTGTCGTTTAAAAGCCAAACAGCCAATCAGGTGTTTGCCGCTCCAAGTGGTGCTGCGGGTGTACCAACATTTAGAACATTGGTACCGGGCGATATTCCTAATTTACCAGCATCTATCATAACCTCCGGTGTATTCCCTAACGCACGATTAGGAACCGGCACGCCAGCCGCAGGTACTTATGTGGATGGGGGTACCGGCGCATGGACGGCATTGCCTGGCGGTACTGTTACGAGTGTTTCCGCAACGGCCCCTTTGCATGTAACAACGCCTACTACAACGCCTGCATTAACGATAGATCAGGCTAATGGCACAACTCCGGGATATTTAAGTTCTGCGGATTGGCTATCATTTAACGGTAAAGCCAGCCTGGCGGATATATCCGCCACGGCACCTATTACTTATAACTCTGGGACTGGAAAAATTGGAGTTACAACCGGCAATTTGGTGGCCGGTACAAATGTCACGATGTCCGGTACATTAACCAGCCGTTTAGTGGGTAGCGGCAATGTAACGATCAGTGCCACAGTGGACCCTACTACTGTTTACGGTACAGAAGATACTTTAACACATACCGTTGTTGCTGCCGATATTTCGGCAGGTGTGTTGTCAATCACATTACCACACACGGTTAAGGCTGGCCGCATTCCAATGGTGTGGATTAATGGGGTTAAGGCTCGTTGGCCATCTGTAACATGGAGCGGCACAACTTTGAGCATTACAAACGCCAATTTACCCTATAATGTCAGTGCTGGCGATGAAATAGACATCAAATACGTTTACTAACCAATAAATAATCAAGAGATGAAACGACTTACAACAATGTTTATACTGCTGGTCGGTATCATTACCTGCACGTTCTTAATGGTGCAGCCTGAAAGGGTGGCATTTGCATCTATTCCAGTTCAGACCGATAGCACTTACACCACGTTCACGACACGGACAGAGGACGGTTATGTCGGTTCCGACACCTGTCATCATGAATGGTTTACTACAACCGCAAATCATACGGATAGTGTGGCGCATACACAAACGCAGATCGTTTCCCGACAGTGCGTGAAATGTGGCAAACAAACGAGTACAATAAATACCTGGACAACTTATGAAACGGATACTACTGGCGGCAATTAGCTTTCTGCCCCTACTTTCTTTCGGGCAGAGCATGAAGATTTCACCTAAACAATTAGAACCCGGCTTGAACGGCCAGATAATTGTTACCCGTAATGATACGAACAAATTAGATTCGCTCAAGTGGACTGATATTAGCGGCGTGCCTGGAAATTTAGAGAGGACGAGCAATAAAGTTACTAACGCCAATGATTTAATAGGAAACGTATCTGCTACTCAATACCCATCAACTCAAACGCTGTGGAATACCGCGTTGGTATTTAAAGGAAAATTGGCAAACGGGGACGATTTGGGAGCATATACTCAAGCAGGAACCTACTATATACCAAACTCAATCCCCACTACTTTAATCGGTATTCCTCCTAATTATCCATCCGGAGGCGCGGCTACATTAATTGTTTTAAGCCCAAGTAATAATTCAAGTGCAATTACACAAATATTGATCCCTTCAAACACCAACTATGCAAATGCAAATGCTAATCCGACTTTCTGGATTAGACAGAAAGTGTTTTCAACACAATCATGGTCAGATTGGCAGACAATGACCAGCAGAGAGTGGGTAGCAAGCCAGGGCTTCCTGACAGCTGAAACTGATCCTGTTTATGCAGCTGATAAAGGTAATTTACTTAGATTAGATAACGGTTCAAATACTGGTGTAGTTAGTGCAGGCAACATAGATTTAAATGCAATCCTAAACACAAGTATTGTACGTGTAGCGGCCTCTTCTCCAAACACTCCTTTTGTCTCTGATTCTGGGGGGGATGTTCTTACAAAAATATACAGAAGTGACCACAACTATGTAACGCAATTTGCGCAGGAATATAGCCAAAAGCCAAAGGCATTTATAAGAAATTCTCTGTCTTGGTCCGGGGGGACTGTTCAAACATGGTATCCCTGGAAAGAGCTACTTGGAGATGGGGATAATATAAGTAGGTTTAATAACGATGCTGGTTACATCACTTCATCTTCCATTCCTGCCGCACAAGTTTTGTCGCTTAGTGGACAGAATTTATCCCTTTCAGGTGGAGGAGGTACAGTGACATTGCCAACAGGAGATAACATTGGTAATTCTGACTTATCTCTTTCGGGCAATAGAATTTTGTCCGGTAATCAAAAAAGTTTCAGGATTGATTCTCTTAATGGATTTTTTGTTACACAATATGGCACAGGATCCTCACTGCAATTTGACCAAGGCGATTTCAATATAGGACTATATGCAGGAGCTTCATATCAGTTCAATCCTGGCGGATTCACATACCATATTGATGGTTCAGACAATTCTTTTCAATATTTCTTTGGTAGTAATACACTGCAATTAAGTAATGGCACACAAATAGCGACTTTGGGAATGGATTCTGTGACAGGTATAACTAATTTACAGTTTCCACCTCATTCCGGCGTGATTGCTACGATTTCCGATATTCCAACCGTCAGCGATGCTACTTTAACTCTATCTACATCTATTTATGGGACAACAAGCACCCGGACCTGGACAGCAAATCATGCAACAGATAAAACGTGGTCAATTATCATCCCACAAATATCTACAATACCAGAATTTAATTCATCTACGGGCTTTTTGAAAGTAAACAATAGCACATTGGCAGGGCCGATAAATGATAGTGTACAGTTATTGAGCAAGATAAATGATAAGGGGTATCTACAGCCAACAACCGGCTTAGGTGTTAACACGGGCGGTGGATTTGCGGCAACCGCACAAACAGAGGCATTTAATAGCACCTACATTGATATAAGTGACGGCACCTATACATTATATATCGTTCCAGGAGGTAACCCTTCCGGTGGCGATATAAAACTTGTCAATCCGAACGAAATCCCAGACAGGATTATCCGTATTGTAAACACTTCCGGGGCAACAGGGACATTCATAAATGCGCCGATCTTAGGACTTACAAGTAGTTCTGTGACTACTATCCATACCGGACAGTATATCGTTATTCAGTCTGTGATAAACCCATCTTCAGGAGATAGGATGTGGGCCCAGGTTGGCGGTAATTATTAAAACATATTCATTCACTATAAAAAACAAAAACATGACAATCTTAGAAAAATTACAGGAGTTTGCTAACTGGCTAAGTGATCTATTCAACAATATCCCTGCGCATATTAAAGAATATGCAGAAACAGCCATCGGCATTACTAAAAAGGTAGAGGATGCATTAAATAATGGCACAGCCATTATTATAACCGAACTCATCCCGGGCGAGTGGGACGATAACCTGCGCACAGAGGCTATTGCAATCCTTTCCTTTTTACTCGAAGTTCTGAAAGCAATTGACAATATCAGCAATTCAGAAAATAAAATAGCAGCCGATGCTATTTATGCGAAAATGTCATCGGCGCTTATCGGCATTCAGGACAAAAAGGAATTGCCGGAAAACAAGTACGATCTCTATATGCAAAGCATTTATTCAAAATCAAAATTAACGGATTAAAATGAGGAAGTACGGTTGGATAAAACAGAAAGAAGATAGACGGGATATTATGTTTTCCGTGCCAAATCCTCTTTTGGGCGCACTTAAAAGTGTGGACTTAAGAGATAGTTGGAAAATGCCTCCTGTTTATGACCAGGGTGAAATGGGATCCTGCACAGCCAATTCGCTGGTGGCCGCAATTCACTTTGATATGCTTAATAAGCGATCAAAGTCTGGACATACATTTATGCCCTCTCGTTTATTTCTCTATTACAATGAGCGTGCGGCAGAGGGTACAGTCGAACAGGATTCGGGAGCCAACATACGAGATGGTATAAAATCACTCAAAAGCCAGGGGATATGCAGGGAAACAGCATGGCAATATTTAGAAAGCAATTTGTATAAAAAGCCGGAAGAATGCTGCTACAAACAGGCATTAAACTGTCAATCGCTCACCTATAAAGCTGTAAATGGACAATCAAAAAATGAAGTGGTCGCCGCATTAGTTATGGGTTATCCGATATGTTTCGGAATGCTTGTATTTGAAAGCCTTGAAAGTGAGGCGGTGGCAAAAACCGGGGTCTATAACCCAGATACGGAAAGAGAACAGTGTTTAGGCGGTCATGCCGTGCAAATCGTAGGGTACGACTTAATACATGATGAGTATAAGATAAGGAATAGCTGGGGACAATCATGGGGCGATGGCGGATACTTCACGGCCCCTGCGTCACTTATAAACAATCGGGAATATTGTAGCGATTTCTGGATAATTGAAACAGTAGAATAAACTATTCATAACTTTTAAAACGAATCAAAATGAAACAATCAATCATTGCCCAGCTTATTGCCGGATTTATCGGGAAAACACCTGAAAGAATTAAGAAATTTCAGTGGGTTGTTGGCATTCTTACGGCCATTGCCGCCTTTCTGACCTATGCAGCCGCAAATCATTTATTTGCCGTGCCTGATACGTTTAATAATACTTTTGCATGGGTAGTTGGTATTGCAGCAGCCGTAGGCACAATGTTAGGTGCTAAATTGGCAAAAAAGGACATTAACGAGGGCAAATAACTATGAAAACAATCAAAAGATATGGCATCAGAAAACAAAATGTCCATCCCGAAAGTGGTCATGTACCTCATGTACTTAATGGCTGGTGCTATATCTTTTTTGGCGGCTCAATACCTCAAAAAAGAAAATCAGTATTCAAAATGTATAATTGAGCGGTCTGACGAAAGAGATTCAATGAGAGATTATTACAACGGCATTATGTTACACGATTTACAGGAAAAACTACATGAAAGCGATAGCATTATTAAATCACTTCAAAACAAAAAATAACCATGAAAAAGGTATTAATAACATTGATTTTAATGGCGGCTCTTACACTTTACCTTGTAACTATACCGCCACAACACGGACGGGCGCAAACCGAACAAAATAGCGTACCGCCATTGACACCGAAAGTAAAACAGTTGCAAAGACAACTGGATAAAAAGACGGCAATTATCAAGGAACTGGCCGCCAAAAAGCAGGAAGCGAAACCTAAAATAAAAGTGGTCAATCATTATGTCCGTACAACTCCTCGCCAAATCACAGTTTACACCCGAATAGACGGCGAAGTAACGGAACATAAAGTAAATAATAATGACGGCTTTTTTGTGCTTGATTTAGAGCCTGAAATGTTGGTACAGCCGCTTTACATTGATACTTGTATTGAAGAACATAAAAACTTATGGCAAAGGATTTTAAAAAAATGAGCAATAGGGAATTTGCCAATCAATATCTCAAACAGATTGTTATTAATTGGGCGAAGATGGCGGGAAAGGGACAAGTAAATTGGTTGCATTTTGGAAATTTCCAATTGCTCCGCCTGTAATTGTTTCGCTACCGCTGGGTTGAGGCTGTCATTCTCTAATATGGTGGAAATGTCCGAAAGGATTTTTAAACGGTTAGATTCATAATAGAATCTTGAGAAACCGAAAGTGTCGTTTAAGAAAATTAAGGCCAAAATGACAACAATAAAACCAATAGCCTTACGGCTGTTTTTGACATCCCGATTAGAAAGTAAATTGATTAGTGAATTTAGAAAATCTCCCATTTGGGCGACAAAATATAAAAAATGACTGAAAAACCTAATAAAGAGCATAAAAATGACATCTGGCTGCTCATCTTATCTTGGGCGGTGCTTATTGTGATCATCATTGCCTTAGCATCGTCTTGCAGCCCTCGGAAGCAATTGGCGAGGTTGGAATACAAACACCCGGAATTACTGTTGCGGTATTGCGATATCAAGGCGATAACGGACACGGTTGTCATTCCGGGAGGCATTCAGGTCGATACGCAAACTATCACTTTAGATTGCGATACAGTTACCACAACAGATACATTTAGTTGGCAGGTAGTAAAAAGAATACCGGTAAAAGTGCATGTTCCCGACACAATTGTCGTGAACATGGTCGATACATCCGGCAAAGCATTATTGCACAGTGACAATAGCCGCCTGACGGACGAAAATAATACACTGCAAGGGAGATTATCAACGTGGCAATTTTGGGCGATTTTGGGCTATGTGTTGGCCATTGTTTTGGCAGTAATAATTGGATTATTTGTAAGGATTAAATAAGAGGTAAAAGACAGTACCCCTTATTTTAAATTTTGGCAGAAAAGTAAAATAACGAATGGCCTTATTGTAAATAATATGGAAATAAGCAAACAAGGAATTGAATTTATAGCAGACTGGGAATCGTTCAGGGATAAAGCCTATCGGGATTCAGGTGGTATATGGACGATTGGCTTTGGTACAACCAGATACCCCAACGGTAGCCGCATAAAAGAGGGCGATACCTGCACATATGAGCAAGCCGCTTCATGGTTTAAGTACGACCTTAAAGCGTTTGGAATGGACGTTGAAAGATTGGTTAAACGGCACTTATCTCAATCTGAATTTGATGCACTTGTTTCTTTCCGCTACAACGCCGGTACGTCCTACAAATCGGGTGGGCAATGGCGACTATACAATATTTGGAAACTGGCAACCAATCAAACAATAACCCCCGAATATTGGCAGAATTTGGCCATTACTTCGGGGGGTAAGGTTCTGAACGGGCTAAAACGGAGGAGAAAAGCAGAGGCGGATTTATACTTTAAAGGTAAATATTAACCCAATAACGTTTTTACCTTCACTTTATCGGTTAGTTCTGCTATATTAGCACGGAAACCATCTTCTGTGTCTATATAATTCTGAACAAGTTTACAGTTACTCATTATCGTTTGGTGGACTGTACCGAAATAAGTTGATATTTCGGTGTATGTCTTGTGGGAGGCATGGCGGGATAGGTACATCACAATTTGACGTTTGATGATTATTTCTGACTTTCTTGATTTGCTCATTACAAGATCTTTTTCGTTCGGGAAAGCCACGTCAATGATTTCATCAATGGTTATTTCATTTTTACGTGCAATACCGGGGAAAGAGTAGGGGGATATAATGGTCATAGGTTTGGGTTTTGTGATAACGGTGTCCAAATGTGTTTAAAGAAAAAATGGTCAAAATTTTTAATTTGGGCATTTACCCTTCCAGTTCTTACATTGTTCTCATTAATATTTCAGTTTAAAAAAGTAGTGTGGATTGTGGAATACTGAATCTTCGGCTTCTTGCCATTCTGTGACCTTGTTTGCCCAATAATTGTAATCGCCTTCAATATCCCCGGTGTCCTCAAATTCAGGTTCTTTATCTCCAAATGGATTCTTCATTAAGACATTAGCCTCAATAAGTGAATGAAGGGATTGAAGGGCAGCATCTTTAAAAACAGTATCTTTATACAAAAAGGTGTTTCCCTCATAATCATAATACCTGTTTCCCTCTTTATCCACCAATCTCTGAGCTTGTTCCTCTGAAATTTTACCCAGAAAGTTTAGTGGTTGCCAATCGCCTTCAGGAATTGTGAAAGGTTCAGGAGCTATTAGACAATCATAACAGAGATTTCCGTTAACCATCCTAAAATTGTGTGCATCTTCCGGCAGTTCTACAACAAGAATTTCCGCATGGCTCGTTAAAATTATTTTGTGCTTCATATTTCTGTACATTCTTTTAAAAGGTTATCAGCATCGGCCATTATTGGCACTATTATCTCCTGTGTGTCAGGGCGTAGTTCTACTTCGTCTAAGGCTGATAATAGCCTGTTCAGTGTCCTAAGTAGTTCAGGAACTTTTTCTATCGCCTTAGCATCCGCCCTTTCATGCACAAATTCTGCAACACATTCTCCATCATCTGACCAATGTATTTCGTAACTATGTTTTGTCCCTCCATATGCGTTTGGAGTTTTGTGCATTTTCCAGCCGGTATGGCCATCTTCAAAAGTTCCCTTTGTTCCTTTAAACTCAAATTCGTTGTTCATGATTTTTTATTTTTAAGCTGATACAATTCTTTTCTAAGCCTGTCGGATTTTTCTTTAAGTCTTTGCCGTTCTGATTCTGAATGCTCTAATAGTTCCCTCGTACAGTATAACTGTTCATGTAACCATTTAAGACGTTTTACGAGTAATTCATTCCTTTTTTCAAGGTCAATTACCGACTTATCCGGTATCCAAATGGCATAGTTTCCGTTGTTTTTAATCATGGTTTATCGTTTAAGTGTATTTGATACCTTTTTAATCGCTGTTCTTTAGCAAGCCATTCCGTTAATTGAACACACACCTCAATGGCTTCTCCGATTAGCTTCGGGTCTTGTTGTTTTCCTTTCCCACCTCTGCGCCAGCGGTTGTGCTTTTTGAGGATGGTTATTGCCTGTTTTGCTGTCATTTTAATTTATCTTTAATCCAGCATATAATACTAACAATACTGACTATTAATAAAGTAATCACCGAAAGCGCATAAATCACAATTAGCGCCCTAAGGAATATATCTAATTGTGTATCTGTCATGGCTCAACCAATTTAAAAATACCCTCATTTACCAACTCATCAACGGAATGATTCATATAGGGTACAGCATAACCACGTGAACGGAGGTAGTCAACAATTGGAAATTGGAATAGTTGCACAAACTCCGTAACGTTAATTCTTACTTCTTCTACTGTAATCTGCTCTCTCGTCTCAAGAGCTCCAAATTGTTCATTTTCAATTTCTCTATCCATCTTCGCCACTTTCATTGCATCCTCATCTGAAATCGCTGAAAGAGGTTTGAGTAGTAAGCAAACATTATTCATATTATGATAATACGGATTCCATATATAAGTGCCTTCGGTAACTTTTCCATCTTTGGCAGCTATCACTAATTGTCCCCAATAAAGGGCGAATATTTGTTCTTTTTCTTTTTGTGTAATCATTTTATTATTTCTTAAATATTAATATATTTTACAAAGCTTGTTATCCTCAGTTTAGTTACTTGTATTATTTTGTATCATGCGTATCTAAGAGGGGTATTATTTTTAAATTTTCCTGATAATTTAAAGCTCAACATGGAGGTGCTTATCCCGTATGCTTTAGAGGCTTCGGTAATAGATTCATAAAATATACCATTTTCAATATTTATTAAAAGTTTGGACACACTGTTTAATGACCCTGTTCTTTTTTTAGCTGCAATGCTCATTTTTTTAAGTGCTTGTTTATCATATTTCCTGTCCCGCCAATCATACTTTCTATGGCAACTTCTACACAATTCCATATAATCTTCTATATTTTGGGTGTATTTTCTTCCTGCAATTAAAGCCCACTCCGTCTTTTTATTATTACATCCACACAGAAAACATTTACCTAATTTATTATTTAAAATATTTAATTTACTATGAATTATCCTATATTCTGTCGGAGTTAACCCTTGTTTGATAAATTCCTTTGCCATGACGTGCTATTTTAGTTCGTTTATAAGGTTAAGTACTAATTGTTTATGAATGCCTGACTGGTATTCTCTTTTATTTGTTCTTTCAGCCGCATCTTTCAGGGCTTCTTTGGCGTATTCCTGCATTGCTTCAACAACACCATACCCGTGCATTGGGCAATCAGGAGCTGTTAGTTTCCTTTTAGTATATGCCTCATCGCAAGTGCATAATCCAAATTCAATTGCTATCTGTTCGGCTGTTTTCATTTATTCCTCCTTTTTAGTTTAATAATCCTGGATTTTGATAAATGTTGCCGATAACCTCTGATATTTCAGCCTGTAACGCCCCGAGCACGCCATTAGCGACAAAGCAGCTACCTGACCATTTTACCTCAACATTGAAGGAATCATCTCCTATACCATCTGACGAAATAATAGGATACGTTTTTAATATGTCGCCCTCGTAAATCTCTACACCATTTTTGTCTTTTCGTCCGGTATATTGACCGACTGATTCGGGGATAACTCGCCAACGTTCCTCAAATGAACCATATTTGACAATAAAGTCAGCCCAATCGAACTGAACAAGGTTGCCATATACCCATTCCTTACTATGTTCTTTACGTCCTCTGAATTTAATTTCTTTCATCGTTTTTTGTTTTTTAGTTTAGTAATTAATTTTTCGCATTTCAATATTGCCGTTGAAGCCAGCATAGCCACTAAGTAGAACCCGGACAGCACGGCGGTTATTTGTATTAGTTCTTGCATGTTTCCTCCAGCTTTTCTTTTATCCAAATGAGTGCCGGCAGTGATGTGAACTCGTTATATTTCCTTGACATTTCTGCCTCTATATGATTGCGCACTTGTTCCTGCTGAATCCAATCATTTACCTTTACCAGCGCCCGGGATGCGACGGCTTTTAATTCCGTTCCTTGCGGAAAATGCTCCTCAAATTCGCAGTAGTCCGCTGAAAAATGATAGCACATAATCCCGTTTTCGAGCTGCCAGATTTTGATGAAACAGCGGGGTGATTTGTGTTTTTTGAGTAGAGTTGTCATAGGTTATTTGTTTGTTACTCCTTTCATGAATGCCATCCACTTAGTTTTGCCGTGTTTCCCGCTTGGATGTCCAAATAGCGGCTCGACACCTATTACTTTTAAAATCTTAGCAGTGGTTATTTGTACTTCATTCCATTTGAAAATTAGCGTCCCAAAAGGCTGTAATACCCGCATACATTCACTAAATCCCTCTTTAATATCTTCTTCCCATGACGGGAGCAATACGCCATACTTTTGCGCCATCCATGTGTCTTTTCCTAACTTTTTAAGATGTGGAGGGTCAAAGACAACCATTTTGAAAGTGTTGTCCGGGAATGGCATTTTCCTGAAATCAGCGATTATATCTGGCTTAACGCTCAGTGTGCGGCCATCGCACAATTCCGTTTCCAATTCTCTAACATCAGCGAACAGAACGGCGGGATTTGACTTATCAAACCAAAACATCCTGCTGCCGCAGCAACAATCAAGAATGATTTTGTTTTTTAATAATTCGGTCATAACTTTTCTATTAGCGCCGCATATCCGGCAATGTCCACGATATTATCACGCTTACTTTTATTGTTCTCTCTGCATATTTTCAGCCATGCCATTGCTAAAGCAACCTGTTTGCCGGTTACTTCTTTGCCGAAGCTTACCGACCATCCGGCGGCTATGTTATTGAATGAATCTTTTACGTCGCCATATTCTTCCCGCCTGTCGCCATTGATGAGCCGTTCCGCTTCTTGCAGGATGGATTCGGGCTTACTTTCCAAATATTCACGGCTAACGGTCATGTCTATTTCAGTGGGTTCGTCCTCCCATTCGGCGATAATGTCTAAATCTGATTTTGAGGTTCTCATATAACTTCCATCTTCGTAATAATGGCCAATACATCCATCCCTATATTGTGCGACAAACGGACAACTCCTATCGCGTTCAAATAGAATTATATCTACCTTTTCTCCTGATTTCGTACGGTACGATTTTCCGACTTCTAATTTTATGTTGCTCATGGTTATTGTGGTTTAATAGTTAATAATTCCTACCCGAGGGGGTGTCGGCACTTTTCGCTTACGCCTGTTGGTGTTTGTCTGTTCCCTCACGATTTTACAGCGGAGCTACGATTAAGACTTTAATTCTCGCCTTGTGCCTCTAACTCGTTCTTACCTTTGTTTCGGGCGGGTATTATACGTTGAATTTTATACTACAAGTTGCATTATTGTATTGCCAAATTTCATAATCCAACGAAATGAATTTATCTCCGAGAAGGCTTTTAATGTAGTTGGCTTCAAATTCTTCAAGTCGTTGCTTATCGTGAAATTTGCATTTGACCAAAAAATACTCATGATATTCACAAACACCCCTGTTGTACCCATGAAGTATCTTATCAATGAACCCGTTCAAAGTTTTAAGATGCTTCGGGTATTCTTCATAGACTTTTATCTCGTCCGTTTCTTCGTTAATTTCGTGACAGTTGGGACAATAATGGCGGCCGTTTAACTCATTCCATTCTTCCTCAAAGGCGTTTTCCATAGCGCAATCTTCATCTGCCCAAAAGGAGTATTCTCCATTTTCAAATAATTCTCCACAGCGGTCGCATTTTAGGCCGTAAAAAGTTTCAGTAGTAATCATTTCAACAAATCTTTTAAGGTTAATAATTTGGTTACGTCTTCAATCTTCAGCGGGACATAACCATCCGATGAAATCGACGGATAGAAATTTGTTTCCCCGTCTATAAATTCCTCATCTACTTCAATTGCGCACTCATCGTTGATTTCTAACGTCCAGGTGCGATATCTGTCTCTGTCTGAAAATGGTCCCCATTCGCCGGCTACAAATCCGGCTTTCTTTAGTGTACATGCTGTTATCATGATTCGATATTTTGAATTTGTTCGTACTGTTCTATTGCTTTGAATATTTGAATCGCCACTTGTGGTACGATTGCGTTACCCCCTGCTTTTATACTTTCATTTCGCCAATAACCATAAGGATTAAATCTTTTATTTACTTTTCTTCCGACTGCTTCAAGAACGGAATCAGTGTCCAATCGGGCGGAAATCCCATCATTTCCATTACAAACCGGGGATTGAGTTGGGAAGTTTTGCCAGTCTGGGCAAACGAATCCGCAAGATTGTTCCTCTCGCCCCTGCCTGATGCCTGTAATGCTTCTTTTGTCCTTGCCCCTTTGTAATCCGACATTCTCACTGTCGGTAGCATCCCCGCTTTTAAATAATTGCTTAGCCCCCATTGTTTGCTTCGTTGACTTCTCCTGTCGCTGCAATCCGGTGTTGGAAGTAGCCCTGCCACTTGCGTTGCAAGGTTTGGCATAGTTGTTCCGTTCGGGTACTTTTCCATCCTCTTCTTGAAAAGATCGATATTGTGAACCTGCTCGCTTGTGGTCGGAGTAAGCAATAAACCAGATTCTATCCCTCCGGTGCGGGGCGTTGTAGACACCGCAAGCTGGAAGTAAAAACGGTTGGACTTCGTACCCCGCAGCTTCCAGGTCAGCCTGCACCTCGTCGAATACCAGCCCTCCATTCCAATTAATAAGCCCGCGAACGTTTTCGCCCACAACCCAGCGTGGCTGAATCTCTCGAATTGCTCTAAGCATTTCCGGCCACAGGTGGCGTTCATCTTCTGTGCCGAGTTGTTTCCCGGAGACACTGAATGGTTGACACGGAAATCCTCCGCATAAAATAGTTCCAATTGCCGGGTCCCATCTTGATTTTTTGAGTACTTCAATTCCAAATGTTTTAACATCGTTATGAATTTTTGCGTTAGGGAAATGATGAGATAATATTTTTTGACAGAACGGATTAATCTCTACCATTTGCACGGTATCCCACCCTAACATATGTCCAGCCAAGCTAAAACCGCCTATGCCAGCAAATAAATCAACTATTTGCATAACTCCATTTGTGTTTTTTATATGTTTTTATATTTCCATTGATAGCCATGTTTATTCCTGTTCTTTCAATGCCTAATTCTTTAGCGGCTTGTGATGAAGAGCTGAATTTTTTAATTATACTACCGCTTACATCCATCATTATTACTGGACGTTTACCTTCTCCAAACTGATTATTGTTGGGAGAGTAAATTCTTGTGTGTTCACTTTTCGGCAGACATTCAAAGTTTTCAATCCGATTATCTGCCTTATTTTCATTAATGTGATGAATATCCCATCCGATAGGTATAGGCCCGACCTATGCTTCCCATATATACCTGTGCATTAATTTTCTATCTCCCGTAGTCATACCATAATATCCAGTATCTCGAAGAGTAAACTTTTTGCCATTGTAAAATTGAAATGGTCTTGGGTTTTTAAAGTTATTTGCCATATTTTAAAATATTTTGTCCGAACGGGTTTATTTCGCAATGGAATACATTTTGACATCCCATCAATTGAGCGGCATAATCGAAACCACCTATCCCTGAAAAAAGGCTACCGTGTGTCATGCGGGTTGATTTAAAAGTTCCTCAATAAATTTTTCAATCTCATCCCGCTTTTCTTTGGTCGTGCCGACGACCGCATCTGTAATGAACTCTATTTGCAGGCTATCTTCGTCGTTCAGTAACTGCTCCTCAACTGCTTTGCGGCTCTCAATATCTACGAACATCATTTTGAAATCCCTTTCGATTGACTTTAAGTTTCGTGTCCACCGGTGCATTTCTTTCTTGACGTAATGGCTGCATTCTTTTTCGTGCCTCAACACTTCAAACCGGGTAGCGGCGTTTCGTACTTCTGCAAATGCTTTGGATAGTTCTAGGGTCATTGCTTGCTGTTTGGTCATAAATTTTAAGTCTTTAATCGAATAATGTACCACAAAGATACAACAATTATTTTAATTACAAACTATTTTTTGAAAAAAATTAAAAAGGCAAAAAATTATCATTTTCGTGTCCTTTATGTATCGGATTTTCTTCTGGTGTGTATTTAGCAGCACCTTCGCTACGCTGATACATATAATAACCATAAACTCCATTATAAACATCCAATGGATAGCCTATTTCCCTCATATAGGAGCTTATTTTTTGGTTGTTTAGGTTGTCAAAATATTTACTTTGAATGACCGCTCTAATTGCTGATACAGTCATAAAAGTAGCACTATTCCTATCATAAGTACCAGGACTATGAAAGAAAGTTAAAATGCCGTCTTTTTCTGCTGATGATATTTCATATTTTTTAGTATTTTCAGCCAAAAACTTAATGTCTTTTTTTGTCATTCCAGAACTAATTAGGCCTTCGTTCCTCGCATGAAAAATCTCCATTAAAAGTTCCTCTTTATTTATTGAATCATAAAGTGCAAAATCACGTCCCTCAACTTCAATAGGTAATATACGCCTGTTCTCTGATATTTTTTCAATTATCTGGAATTCATTTGTCGTTGCACAAAGCATCGCCAACCTTTTCAAGTCAACATTCCCTTTGCCATAAGGCTTCCTTAATGAAAAAATGTCCTTTGAAGTTATGCTTTTAAACTTTGCGCTTTCTCTCTTGCTTTTTCCGCTCATTTCATCATCCAAAATTATTAACTTTTGGGTCATTAGAATAGCATCATCTTTGTCCGCATCTAATTTACTTTCTCCGTAATAATGTTCGTTAAGGTCTTTTGGCAATAAGTTTCTAAAGAAAAACGTCTTACCCTCATTTATAGTTCCTAACAAAACAAGCATCAAAGGAGGGGCTTGGTCAAAAACTGCATCCACAATACCGCATAACCATTTCTTCACTACCATATCCACATAATCTCTGTTCATGTTTGTATGAATACTTTGGATAAGCCTTTCTATGTTTCCAGTTGGCTTCATCTTTCTTCGTTCATAAAACCAATCTTTTAGAGGATTATAGTGCGCAATTCGGTTACTGTTTAATATTCTTTCAAATATTGAATAATCAACCTTTTCAAAAATCTTTTTACAATCCAAAAAAATTGAGTTGTAATCGTAATCTTCCATAGGATGTCCATCCATCTCATGTTTTGCTGTAACTTCGTTTCTTTTGATGTTAATATTTTGGCGAATCCACATTTCCACCTGTTCAACCAAACTTTCTGACGTGTCTGAAATCTGAATATTATTATCAAAAACCTGATTAACAATATCCTTACTATCTAATGCGCTAATATTTTCAACATCATGCAATAATCTAATGGTATCTTCTTTTGTTCGACCGCCTTTTTTGGCTTGACTTGAAGCCGAAGCAATCATTTTCGTCTTCTGGCTCATAGTTTCTATTCCTGCTTGTTTGCAGTAGTAATAGAATGTGCCAATAGTTATTCCTGAACCTCTATGTTTTAGACAATTACTAAATTGAGCATCGCATTGTCGGCTTTCATATTTTTCGCCAATTTGTGAAATTAGATGAAAATAGTGCCTGCCACCCTCCCCAAATTGTTCTGATAAAGCAAAGCAAATATCTAACCACTCCTGATAATTAACACACAAGTCAATATTCCTTGTGGTTATATCCCTGATAATGTCGTCAAAATCTGACTTTACAAATATTGTGGTTGGTAGTTTGGTTAGTGCTTTGGGTTTTGGTTTTGGATAGTAAGTGAATTTTTTAGCGCCGGCATTAATGTAAATATCAGGGTCAAACGAAACATCCCTTGTTCGGCTTTCGTTTTTGGCTGCTGGGTCCGCTATAAATCCATAATTATTGAAAAGGTATTCTGACAGTCCTAAATAGCTTTCACGATGCTTAGACGGGTTTATTTTAAACAAGGCGGCTATTCCTTTACCACTCTTGGAAACAAAGGCTGCATAGCAATAAATATCTTTACTTAGTTTGCTTTTGACCATATCTATGTTATGGTCATCAATGTCAACGCAAATAAACCCTGAATGTTCAATTAAGCTGGCATCATTACGATAAGAAAAGTAACCTGAAATGGTTACTCTTGGAATGTTGTCTTTTGATATTTTCCCCGCACGATAATCAAATGCGTAGTCCTGCCAACGGCCATTCTGTATCCCGTCCAAAAAATCGGACATGGATAAGGTGTCCTTTGATTTGACATCGGTCTTGCCTTTATATAGAGAAATCATACGTTTAAAATTTTATCAATTATCATTTTCCCTTCGTCTAATGTCCTGTAAACAAAAGCCTGCGCTCCATGTGAAACCATTAAATCTCGCCAAATGATTTGGTCAGGACTTAAATCGTTTTTACCAATTTTTGTTTCAATGATATAAAACCGACCTCTATAAAAAATATGCAAATCCCAACAGCCTTTTAATTGGCCTGTGGATTGCATTTTAGCAGCGGTAATCTTATCCCTAAGACCACCATTAGGCACAGCCCAAATACATCGTCTTAATTGAGGACGCTCCATCCATACCCATTGGTAAAACTCGGCTTGTAGTTGATCTTCGGTCATACATACAAAATTTTCTTACCTAAACTTCTTGCTGTTTCATGCTCCAAAATTGCACCAACGCTATCTTGCCAATCAGGGAACATTACAATGGCATCGCACCAAAAAACGAATGGTAAAATTACGGAAAGATAAAAACTATGCTCTTTATCCCATCCATATTTCTCAACACAATATCTTAATGGGTTGAAAACATCATGTGTCGCAAACATTGATTCATAATTGGCAAATTTTGATACAGTTTCGTTTCTATCCAATCCTGTTATCTTGCCTGATAGGTAAATATTCATTGTTTTTTTAGTTTAGAAAGGAAAGGCTACCGAATCTAAAGCGCAGGGGGTCGCCGTTGAAAGGGTAGCCAAATGTTTTTAGATATATTCCCCCCGAAATAATCTTTTGGCAAAGCTAAAACTTAAGTTCCAAAGGTTTGAATTTATAACCGAATTTTTTTTCAATCTCATCCATAATCCATTTTGTGGTCGTTTCTTTATGCCATGAATCATATCTTTTACCTTGTTCCTTACACCATTTCTGCACTTGTATCTGAAACATTCCTATCAAATTGTAAGCCCTTGTTTCATTCATTTCACAAGAAAAAGCATGAGCCTTTTTGACAATATTTCCTTTTATTTTATGAAGCAAGGAATACGGATTGTATCCATTTTGGTTGATATGTTCAATTGCTGCTCCCATATCAAACCTAACTAACTCTATATTATCTTTGTCATACATAACCTCTTTTAATGGTTGTTTGGCTTCGCAAAACTTACAAATTGTTGATTGTGCAGGAATGATAGCCTCACAGTCAGGATTAATACAAATCTTTATCGGTGCTACACCTTCTTCTCCGACTTTTTTTGCAGTAGGTGGGTTGAAAAATACTTGCTTCCAATCTCTATCATCGCTCCAATCTCCGTGCCTCATGGCGTTACCGCCTAAATCCAAGATAATGAATGTATTTTTTGTTTTTGTTGGTCTGCTCCCTCGACCACAAGCCTGCATCCAAAGGGTTAAGCTCATGGTAGCCCTGTTTATTATCACACATTCAATGGTAGGGAAATCAGCACCAGCCGTTAGAATGTCGATATTGTTAAGGATAGCTCCATCAGTCTTATCAAACCATTCTAAAATTGCTTCCCTTTCGTTTTCATTCATTGTTCCGTCCAGATGCTTACTATCATAACCTGCATCTAAAAAAGCTTGATTAACCAGCTTTGAATGTTCAACATTACAGTTGAAAATGATTGTCTTTTTCCCTTTCGCTTTATCTTCGTAAGCCTTTACTACATTGTGTACATTCTTTTTTTTGGAATATTCAGAACCCATTTGCTTGTTGTCAAACTCTCCTGCTTTTAATTTTAGGCTTTTGTAATCGATATTATCCTTGATGTGGTATGTTATATTTTGGCAAAGGCTACCATTTGCAATAAGTTCTTTTCCTGAAATGCAACTTACAATATCCTCAAAATAATTTTTCAAAGGGTCTTTTTTCGTTGCTGCCAGTGGTGTTGCGGTTAATCCAACTATAAATTTTCCCTCAAAGAAATCGTGCATCTTTTTGTGTACTCCCAAATGAGCCTCATCAAATACGACCATTCCTACATTTTGGCCGAACCATAAGGGGTTTTTCTTTAGTCGGTTATATGCTGTTTGAACCATGCAAACAAATACACTTTTCCGAACATCACGGTATTGAGTGCCTGCTGTTATCGCATCGCACATAATATGGGTTTCTGATTCCATTGTACCCTTGAATTGCTCCAGCAACCGTTCCCTATGAACAATGAATAAAACTGTTTTTGAGGGATTGGCTTTCAGGTATCTTTCTATTAACTTAGTGGTTGTCAGAGTTTTCCCTCCTCCGGTGCAGAGTTGAAAAATTATCTTCCTCTTACCTTCTTTATATAATCTTGATATATCATTGTTGCTTTTTATTTGGTAATCTCTTAATTGTTTCAAAGCCCTAAAGTTTTAATTTTTACTTCTTGCATTAATTTTGATAAGTCAAAATCTGATTCCGTGTCAATCCTGTCTTGTGTCGCTTTTATTGCACTTATGACGGTAGTATGGTCGAATCCAAATTCCTGCGCTATTTTCTCGTATGCGATATGTGCGCAATTCCTCGCCAAATACATCACAATATAACGATACCATTTTATTGAATCCTTACGGGACTTGCTGTAAATTGTTTCAACGGAAATATCGAAATGGTGCGCCACGATATTCACAATCTTTAAAATATTCAGTGGGGTATAAGATATGATACCCGGAGCAGTATAAGCTGTCATTATCGTTTCATTTTTAGGTTCGGTTCATAACTTAATGTTTTTTCGGTCATCAGTATTAAATAAAAACGCTCACTCCACCGCTCATAATCCACAATGTCATTATTAATAAGATACCGTACATTCTGTACTGAAATTCCTAATCTTTTCGCAAAATCTTTAACTGTTAGCTTCTCCATGTGTCATATAATATTTGAATGATAAAAAATTTAATTGTTTTAATCCTTCCGCCCAAAGATTGTCGCCTCTTTTCATTTGAACAACAAAAACATTGTACGGTTTTTTCTTGCTTACTGCGAAAATAATTGCCCTTTCGCAACCTGTCAATATTGAATATAAGACCATTTGCCTGTGATAACCGAACATTTCCACCATCGGTTCAAATTGCATTTGGCTTGTACAATCTGTACTCTTTAGGTCTGAAACAATGCCCGGAATATAAAAGTCCAACTTAGCTTTCATGTTTAGTTCATACCCTTTAAACTTTACTCGCTTATAAACTTCCTTTTGGTAGTCCGGCTTTAAAGCCCAAAAATGACTAAAAATTGGATTATTTTTCAAAGCCTTGTCCATCGCTCGCATCTGCCAATATTCATCCATTTTAAACGGATATTCCTTTACCATCAATCCTTTAAGGTCGATTAATGTCGGTTCGGTTACAACGGCATCGAACAAAGTTCCTAAGCGATATTTTTCGTATGGTTCGCCTTTTATTTCCGGTATTACGCCCAACTCCCTACCGATTTCCGATAATTTGGAGTTGGAGCAATACGGATGGTCAAAGTAATTAATCATTTTGTTTTGCGCTTAAAAATATCCTCAACGGTGTCAATTCCTTCTATTTTTTCGCCTTTGTTCAGAGCTGAATTAGCAGCCGTAAACATAAAGCTTAGCTTCTTGGTTAGCTCCGAAACCGTCATTGTGTTCATTACATTGGCAACCCAGTATTGGACTATTTTCACAACTTGCTGGTGGTCTTTAGGCGCATATTTAATTTTTACCGAAACTCCTTTGCCTAATTCGGAAACAGGGGCAACAGCCGAAGCATCTAAGGTGTTATTCATTTTTGCAATCTCTGCATCAGATTTGGCCTTTGATTCCATTTCGTCTTTTGCCTTTTGCTCCTCAATTAGTTGTTTTTCCTCAATATTAGCCGCATCCTGCCCCGAAATTAAATCTTGCTTACAAGTTTCCATTTGGTCGGTAAAATCGTCCGCAAGGGCGTTAAAAATGTCTTTCTCGGTGGACTGTCTTATTGACTTCATTTCTTCTTCACTCAACAACGGATGGTCAGTTGCTCCATAATCGGGAATAACCATTGCAGGTTTATAACTTTCTAAAGTTTTTTTATAGGCTTCCAATTCTTCCCCTTTCAAAGAGAAAAATTTATCAGTCATTCTCTTTTTTAACTTGGCCACCATTTGAAGGTAACGCAAATTAATTTGTTCGGTAACATGCCGGCGATAGTCCACTTTTGCATTTTCTTTCGCTAATTTTCGTTCTTTCTCTTCATCAGCAATACGATTACGCCTCATTTTTTCAGCACTCCATTTTTTAATACCATCCTTAACAAGTTCGGACAATTGCTTAATTTCTGCTTCATCAGACGTAAATATTTTCTTAACCTCATCCATTTTTTGCGTAAACGGCTTCCGTCTGTTGTGATTTAGTTCTAATGTACTGTCTATTTTATTTAGAAGTCCGTTTAGTTCCTGCTCCTTAGCGTTTCCTGTAACATCGTCCAAAATAGATAAATCTAATTTATTAAATTCGTCCATTTTGCAGGTTACTGCAAGTTTTGCCCGTTCCGTCAATGATCTATTTGCCGATAATGTTTCGGACAATCCGTCTAATTTTATTAATGCTTGTTCCATGATTATTTGTTTTTATTAATTTAATTTTTAAGATTTAAAAATTCGTCAATCCATTCAAGTGTAATTTTTGATATTTGGTTATTTTGAGGAGTGTTTCCCGGTCGTATTGCCAAGAACCATCGTTCTGCCAGACGTACACTATTAGGCTTGATGTTTGACAGCGATAAATAATTACAATGACGAAGATTGGCAATTGTCCCTACAAGGCAAGCGCAACTACCTTCGTAACAAGACCCATCAATTTTACCTTCAATTATTGCCGCTCGAAGCCCCTGTATCTCGTCTGGTGCATTTTTAAGAATTTCAAAAAGGTCTTCTTTGGCATCGCTCAGGTCGGCACGTATCAGGTTGGCACCACTCAGATTGGCACCACTCAGGTTGGCACCGCTCAGGTCGGCACGTATCAGATTGGCACCACTCAGGTTGGCACCGCTCAGATTGGTATATCTCAGGTCGGCACGTATCAGATTGGCACCACTCAGGTCGGCACCGCTCAGATTGGTATCTATCAGGTTGGCACCACTCAGGTCGGCACGGCTCAGGTCGGCACGTATCAGATTGGCATCTATCAGGTTGGCACCACTCAGGTCGGCACCGCTCA